GTAAAGACACAAAAAGTCCTTGCTATCACCGACAGCAAGGACTTAACTGGAATCTTTGGAAACTACTTGGATCAGGTTATGGCGGAGGCGTGTGTGAATCGGTTTAATCTTATAAAACATTGCTATTACTGAACAATCCAATTCCATAAAATAGTGCTATCTGGTTATAAGCCGACTTGATCAAATTCATGTATCCACTTAATGCATGTATTGCCAATGATATTTAAAGCATAAAAAAGGGCTGGCTTCTGCTGTGGAGTCAGCCCAGATTTTACTTTATTATTCCTTTTTCTTTTGCTATCTCTTTAAGTCTTGCGTCAACGGCAGCAGGATCGTCGTAGTTTACAGACGGAGAAACAACAACACTTGCTTCTTTTGCCCCAATAGGTTTTGTATCCCCCATCGCTGCAGCAGTTTGAACCTGACTTTTGGCCGGACTTATAAGTTTGTCACCCCAGCGCCATTCATTCCCGTCAATTACTTTCTTTCCAAAGAGACCCACTACTATAACCTGTAAAAGGCTCCAATAGTCACCAGGAAGCTCAATAGGCGCTATATGCATGCCAAATCCGGCAAGCAGCGGGAACAGAATATAGTTGGCCGCAAGATAGATTACCGCCAGCCATATTAAGGCCGGAATTCCCCCGGCGACAAACAGAGATTTGTTCCCCATCATTGCCTGAAGGACACCCATCCGCGCAATGCTTTCCTGAGCATCCAGTTTAGCAATTTCAAGCTTCAATTCACTTTGCTTATTAGGATCTGGGATAATCTTGTTGATAATATCCCCTATTGCAGGAATAGCCTGCAGAAGATTAATTGCCATCGTTTTTCTTCCTTTCGATACCAAGTTTTGAATAAATCAGGTTGTCAACAATCTCATAGAACCAGTCCATACCGCGTGAAATAATGGTTGCAGCCACACCGACACCAACATACGGGCTTATTCCGAACCCTTTGCATACACACCCGACAAGAGAGCCTATAAACATTGCCTTCAGGTTCTTAGCAATGAAGATTGCAACATTGAACGGCTCTTTGCCGTAGTGTTTGCTGAAATATTTTGCTATGCTTGTTATCAGGGTTGTAAGCAGATAAGGAATAATCATCAGCACAAAATCCCGGCATGACTCCAGGAATGAATTCAACTCCTGCTGGCTCATTGATCTATCCCCTGGCCAAAAAGGTGTCTACGCCGTTTGCAACAGCACCGGCAAATTTTTCACGCCATATTTCAGACGCTAATCTTGAAGCATCATCAGCGTTGGAAATAAATTGAGCTTCAATCAGAACAGCCGGCATCGTTGATGCAGATATTACAGTCCAGTTATTCTCTTTATCCGGATCTCCGTCACTGTTGTCCTGGCGAGTCTTTCCGCCGACAAGCGACGAATACGCCTTGAATATATCAGTGGCGAGCAAGTCCGCTATGCTATGTCCCTTTGTTGTCCATATCTCGAACCCGCTGGCCGAAGCATTAGCAGCGGAATTGCAATGAATGGAGATGAAAATTTTTGCACCAACGCTGTTAGCTATTCGCGCCCGCTCAGTAAGTGCAATATATTCATCAATTGCACGCGTATAATGCACATCATAGCCGCGTTTAACAAACTCTTTGCCAAGCGCCCGGCACATCAGCAAGGTTATGTCCTTCTCCTTGAGTCCATTCGCACACGCACCAGGGTCCTTACCGCCATGTCCGGCATCAATGCATATCTGAATACCGCTCACTTGTTTTTTGGGCACTTCCGCCGGTTTTCCAACTGTACTCTTGCCAATTTTTTCACTGAGCAGATTACAGACTAATTCTCCCTGTTCCTTTGTGAGGTATTTCTTATCAAGAGCATATTCAAAGGAATCAATGATCTTGTTTCTCCAAAAACTATTTCCGAATATCTCAGGCGCCAGTTCTATGGCAACGCGGCACAGACGCTCGAAATATGATTGATCAGTTGCCCATGAACCGAACTTACCTTTATATAGCCCGGCAAAATACCCCAGGAAATTATCATTTGCGCAAGACGGATAACACGACTCTATCTTTACCGAATAATCCTTTGCAAAATCCTCAAAGCTTGCGTATTTACGGAAAGCAGATTTTTTATCATATTTGGTCCCGTCTGCCTTCTGTTCCCATGACACTTTTTCATAGACTTCACCTGCCCATGAGTTACCGGCCTTAATACCAGCAGCATTGTTAGCCTGGAGGAATAATTCCGATGCCCATGGCTTGCCACCTGATCTTGTCTCCCAATTACACTGACATAAAGCAGCAAAAGCATTAATTTTTCCATACTTCATCAACACAGTAAAAGCAGTTTTGTTATCCAAATCTTTTCACCCCCGGAAACAAAGGAGGCCGTCCATACGGACGACCTCCTGTCTGCCGAAACGTTCCATTTTCGTGGGCCAACGAAAAAATGGAACATCCCGGAAATCAAATTATTCATATTTAAATTCAGCCAAATCTAATTAATATTTGGGAATATCTCCACCTCCCTTGATAAAAATCAGGTCTTTCTATTGGGTATCTAGATATTCGTTTATGCGGTCTATCTTATTAAGGCCTCGTTCTGATGCATTAAGAATCGAATCCTCTATTCCCTTTATCCTGGCACGTTTATCAACTCCATTCATTCCTTTTGCCGTAGTTATCTCACGTATTGCACGATATGCATCATAAATTCCACCCTTGCTGCTATTAAGTCTCGATACAGCTTTGATGTCGTTTGCAGCACGAAGCAGCTTTTTTTGAGCTTCAGATAACGCGTTATATCCTTTGGTTTTCAATATCTCTTCTGCAGTAGCTCTTTTACGGTTTAAAATTTCTACCTCCGACTGGAATGCGCTCTCAGTAGCATCACCATCACCGGCAAAAAATCCCCTGCTTCCAGGTGCCACTTCATACCACGGGCGTTCAGGACGCGTTTCCTTTGTCAGATACTTCCTTATAAGAGCATCTGACACGTTTGATGTTTCTTTTGCTAATCCTCCGCCAAGAGAAAATATAGAATACTCCAGCAAGCGCGGTGAAATATTAAGCAGTCCTCCCATAGTCTTGGCCCATTCCGCAGTATACGGTCCATACTGAAGGGCAGGATCAAATCGCTTCTCACGGTCAGGCACTATCTGACGCTGATAAAAGAATGAGTGATTGGAACCTATTTCTGCCATAAGCATAAGCGCATTCGGATAAAACTCAGGTGTCAGCGACGAAACAAGAGACATTCCAACCCCGTCAAACACACGCCGTTTTTTTGTGTAAGCATATTCCATAACACGCTCAGGCAGGCTTCCAAAAAGCATACCTATCTCAAACGGTTTTGGTATGGAGACAATAGGTCCGTCTTTGCCTACAACAAAATTCCAGAATGTATTTTTGCGCCATGCCGGTAAGTTTTCGTATCTTTTCCGTCTATCCTCATCATCGAAGTTGTACATCATCTGTAAAAGAGACGGGACAGTGATATACATTAATGACCTAATGATGGCTTTCTTGTTGAATTTCCCATCTTTATAGTATGTCCTTATCATCTTATCCGTACCCTGAAGAGCTGCGTTAAAAAACGCTATGTGCTGATTTGCATGCTCAGACAGAGTACCCATTCGCATGAAATTCATATTGTCACGGGTAATGTTTGCAGCCTCGTCAGAAGTGTATCCTGCTGTTTTCGCGCGCTCAAACTGCCCTAGCCTTGATGACAGTTCGCCGTACTCCGATATAAGCCCGATCAGGTCATAAATAGCTTTAGGCGGGTTTTTCAGGCTTGCCCAACTCAACAGTACTGTCCCGTTCTCATGTCTCAGCTGCTTCATACGTTCTTCATGTTCGTTCTTTGTAAGAACAGTCATCCCCTGTGCGCCGCCTGACTTCATAAAATCGTCGTAAACGCTCCCTACGCTTTTGTCAAAGCTCATCATCAACCCACGAACCGTATCAATCACAGGTCTGAAATTATCACCGACAATTGCATAGTTGAATGTATCTCGTACAGGGTTACGCAAAGCAAAAGTCAGGCCGTGAGTTGTTCCCTTCCGCAAAAGCTGTGTAACAAAATGAGATGCAGCAACAATTGGATTGTCTTCCCATCTTGACCTGGCACGCGGTACAAGCGCCTCGTATATATCGCGCTCAGAACGAAACAATCTCTTTTTGCCATTTTCCCAGACATGCCACACCATTTCATCTGGGTCGTGATGTCTGTCCTCCACCTCTTCTATCAGCCCGTGAAAGTTGCCTTTGTCGTACTCCTCCATGATGTTGCGCCCTACAGACTGACGGGCCGCAGCGCTTTCAAACTGGAACGTATTGCGGACAATCTGCTCAAGCGGATCTATCACGTCCCTTTTGGACCCTTTTAAGCGCCGAAGCGGGGATTGGATATTCACAAGCCCCATACCGCTTATAAAACCGCCTATGCTATTTTCATCCGCTCCAAAATCACGCTGGAGAGGGACATAGTTCGGATAAAGTTTGAGGAGACGCTCGTGCATCTCCTCCGAAATCATTCCTGAATTTTTCAGCAGTTCTAAAAGCGCCTGATTGTATCTAACTAGCTCGTGTTGCGGTTTTTTCCAATGAGGATAATGATCCTCTATCTTTCTAACGGCAGCTGCATACTGTGCCGAGTTTCCGCGGGTGAACTTTACAGCCTCACGCAAGGCATGTGCCTGTTCAAGATAAAGATCATGCTCCGCCTTCATGGCAGCAATGCGCTTTTTCCATTCAACAAGCGCTTCTTTATCCGGCGATGGCAGTTTCCTGTCCTCTCCGATCTCACGCATCTTTGAACGCGCAGTCGTCTCCAATATCTCAGCCGTCCGAATCATTCGCTCGCTGTTGCTGGCGATGTCATTCAGATGTTTGTACACGACGTATGTCGCAAAACCCTCTTGTTCATCAGCTGCAACAGGTTCCATTATCTGAAGCAGTCCCTTTACGCCATGCGCAGGATCACCTTTTTCAAAACGGCGTTCAGCGCGGCTTGCAGCTCCATAAATTGCATTTTCAGCATCAAAGAATATGTCTTCGCCGAAATGCTTCTTGATTGGGTTTAGCCTGTCAAGCCACTGACGATAGAAGTTATTCTTCACATGTGTAAATTTATCTTTTATGGATTCATCCTGCCGCGATGGGCGCACAACCCTTTCAAGCTGTGTTGTCCCGACATCGCGTAGCCAAGGGGCATTTTTCTCAATAACAACAGAAGTATCCGGCCTGACTTCGACCTCAAGGTTATCACTGCTACGGGAAGGAGCGCTTGCTTCATATGGTTTTCTGCGCTCCAGCCGGTAATGCTCCACATCCTCCGCAGCACTATTTCCCCTTAAGAACACCTTTCCGGAAGCCACATCCCGGAACACGTCTTCCGAGTTCTTACCAAACATAGATGCCCTTATATCCGCAAAGAAATCCTTTATCCTCTGGAATATCCTTTGAATGCGTGGCGTCAGCTTTTTTACACGGCCTTCCAGAAACTCCGCGTATCTTTCAGCTGCGTTCTCGCGGTTCTTATACGTATTCAAAACTGCGTCCTGTTCATCTTTAGTCAGCAGATCCCAAGCTGATTCAAAAACCTCGTGACTGAATGTCTTAGCATCACTCATTCCAGCGACAAGATCAATAAATGTACGCCCGTCGACAATTCTAGTCCGGCCCTTAACAATATCATCGGACTGTACATCACGCCCGTAGTCTCGCTGTACTATCTTAGGGTCGGTCTGTATTCCAGATGCCTGGGTATCCACCAGCCATGCTTTGCCATTCGGAAACGCAATTTTCATCTTCCCACTGCCCAGATCGGACACATCTGCGCCTTTCACACGGGCCGCCACATCAGCAACACTTATCGAAGGCAACACATTTGATGAACTCTTTCCTATTGTATAAGCCCCTTTGCCTGCCCGCCTCGCATAAACAAGATCGGCTTCTGTGTTGACGTAACTTCCATCTGGAGCTAGACTATTATTAAGCTTTTGTATGAGTTCCCGCACGGGCATTTCTAGCCCGGTTTCGTGGCCCCATGCAGAAGCTTTTTCTGTATTTACATATAAAAGCTGCCCTTCCTTCTGCGCCTGCTTAACAAACCATTCATTATGCGCTTTCCCGGTATTAATGTCGGAACGCCCATAAGCACTGCTGGCTTCATTGCATACATAACGGGCACCGTCACTATCCACTGTCTTATTCAAAAGAACCGGGACATTAACGGTCCTGCCCTTGCCATCTTTAATTTCAAGCATAACCACGATACTGTCATTTGGGTGCGTGTCTGACCTAAGCACCATGATCGGGTCAGACAATGATGCCGGCAGACGTTTTACAAGATTCGGAGAAAGGTTATGCTTCGTGAATATCTTTTTCAACGTATTTTGAGTCATCACAACAGGAAGCGGTTTGACCCGATCATCGCTTATTTGCAGCACAAGCGGAGTCTGCATAACATTAAGTAATTTATGCCGAGGCATCCTTCCGGCAGTATATGCATCCACCTGTTTTGCAAACTGCACCGCGTCAGCATCAAGATTCTCCTGCGCAAGCTTACCTAGGCTATAGTGCCCACCGTCCTTCTTTACTTCTTCTGTCACTACACTCTCAGGCTTATACACAACATCATATGAATAGGAGTTCTTCTGCCCGTCGTGTCCCCCGGCTATTCTCTTGATAAGGATTACAGGGCTGTTGTCTGTTACATGCACAGCTTCAAGCAGTGTACCGGCTCCGGATGGATTATCCGCCATTACACCGGTAGTCTTGTACTCTTCTCCATCAACATTTATTTTTTCAGGTGGTTCGAGTTTCGCAATTGCTGCCTGTACGCTGTGTTTGCGATCGTTTTGAATGAAAGGGTTGGGCTTCTCGGATCTCGCAATATCAGCCCTGACTTCAGCAAAAGCTACCTGCATCGCATACCAGTCCATAGCTGTTTTAGCTTCGTTGCGCTTATCAAGGGGTATGTTTCTTGCAACTATTTCTTCACTGTTTTTTTTCTGCGTTTCCATACGGCGGCCAATCTGTTCCAGATTCTCTTTTGCAGAAATAATTTTGTTGCGTATGAAAGACGGCGACAATAGCATTTCCGTCATCTGCGACAGGTTAATTGGCACCTTGCCTTCCGCCTGCCCTATAACTACGCTATACGAATCGGAGTTGCCCTTGCCAGGGACAAAACTTACTTTCCATGATGGCGTCGTATACTGTTCGTTGATCCGCTCTACAAGCACATTTCCATTTCCATACGGAATTTCAGTCGAGCTGGCCGCAGAAGATTCAGTCAGCGGTTCAATAGCTTTTTTTGCCGCTCGTGCAAACTCTGACGCCTTCTGCACACCAGGAGAAAGAATGCTTGGGCGTTTAGGTCTTACAGGCGATTCAGGCTTCTTACCACGTTTCTTTTTATCCGGTTCGTTTTCCCATTCTGCCAGAGCTTTTCTTGCAGCAGCATTGTCTTTTTCAAAAGCAGCATAGTCATCGATATATTTTTCTTCAGCGTTCTTCAGAGCATCTGAATACCTTTTTGCCCCAGGTTCATCAAGTTCGACATTTCCAAGAATGCGAAGATTCTTCTTATTCTCATTAACGCGGTTATCGTAAGTTTTTAAGAAGTCCCTCGCATTCTGCTTTGCCATAAGAGCACCGCTAACATCAGCATCCAGTTCCTGGTAACGTCTTTCTGCTTCCATTTTTCTGCGGAATACCGGATCTCCGGTAGATGTGGCCATAAACTCTGCATACTGGTCGGCATCTGAGCTTGATTCCTCCATGGAATCAATATCTCCGCCATTTCTGAACTGTTCAATTGCCGCAGCCTTTCTGGTCAGTATCTGCCACATTACCGTATCTGCCGTTCCGGTTGTAGAGTAGCTGATAATATCGACACTGAATCTGTCAGGGTCCTCCTCGTAAAACATGTTCCCCTGACGTACAATGCGACCTTCGCGCTGCTCAACATCTGACGAACGCCAAGGAGAATCCAGGTGATGAAGGCCAACAAGGCGTCTCTGAACATTCATGCCGGCACCCATCTTTGCAGAAGAACCCATAAGCACACGTATATCGCCGTTATTTACGCTGTCAAATAGGGACTGTTTTTTCTCCGGAGATTCGTAGTCGTGTATAAAGGCAATCTCTCTCTCCGGTATTCCTTTCTCAACAAGCACGGTCTTCAGGTCGTCGTAAACAGAAAAACCTGTATCAGCGACGCCCATCATTGCGTCAATATCTTCAAGTTTATTGAAATATTCCTCGACATTATCTCTCTGTACCTGGTTCAGTTCCTGTGAATCAAGCAGTTCTTCTTTCCCTTCAAGCACAAGGCCCCACTGTCGTGCAAAACCAATATACTTGGACATTGCCCTGAACTGTCTCATCTGCTCATCACTGAAAACCATCTTTGCCGCTTCATCAATAGTTTTCCTGGCTGTTTTCTGGCCTGATTTTGACGGAGTTGACATATCGCAGAACACAAGCTGAGTACCCCTTCTGTCACTCCACTTGTCGTATATTGACTTAATGTTCCCGGCGCTGCGCATTACCTTACCGTTTTCATCCCTTGGCAAATATGGATCTATGATTCTGGGGTCAAGCGACATTTTTCGTGCATCGGTCATAACCGTAAGATAGTTGTCGATCCTTCTGTAATCTTTGTCTCCTGCATGTTTCTGTATAGCGTCCATGCGCGCCACAAGCCAGTCTGTCATCTGTCCCTGTACATCAGTTGCAGGTGCGGAATCCAACCTGCGCCCACCGTCAGTTATCTTAGGCACCGGGAATTCCGTCCGTAGTTTAGTGTGATTCCTGCGGTTACGTTCTTCCATCTCGGTTTTATACATATTTTTCAGGTCCTGCATGGTGATAATATCTGCAAAACCAGTATATAGCTGCCTTAAAGACGATAGGTTGTTTAAACCGGCAAGAACTCTGCGCAGCGTCAATTTTTGAGTAGGTGTGTACTCAAGCCTCGTTTCTGTCACAGCATATGAACCGGCCCATGAATCAAAGAAAAGCATGTTGCGTTCCTTAAGATCATCTGCTGCAAGATATTTCATCATTGTGTAGAGTTCTACAAGGGAATTTGAAAGCGGCGTTCCTGTTGCAAATGTGACTCCGCCTCCACGGCCTCTCAGCCCGCGTATTTTCACATATAGGTCAAAAGCCTTCTTCGATCCCTGCGGATCATTCATACCTACAACTCTGTCTCCAGCTGTAGCATATTCAAGGTTTTTAAACTCGTGTGCTTCATCCACCGATATGTAATCAATACCAAGAGTCTCCAGGTCATGCCCCATTTTATCGGTTGGCCTCTCAGCAATATCCTTTAGTTTCTCCTTGTACGATTCCAATTTCTGACTGATCTGGGCAAGAGATCTCTTGCTTTCGCCGTTACTACGTGCTTCATCGAGAGCCGTTTCCAGTATGGTTATCTGCTCCGCGATAATATCTTTCAGATCAGCGTCAGGAGAAGGGATATACCCGAGTGATGAATGCCCTATGATAATAGCGTCGACATCCTTTGTAGTCGCTATCCGTGCAAAAAGGCGCTTCCTGTTTTTTGCAGTGAAATCCGCAGGAGTAGCGGCCAGTATTTTGGCGCCAGGGTATAGTCTGTAAAAATCCTGTGCCCATTGTGTAACAAGGTGGTTAGGTACTACTATGAGCGGTTTTTTTGACAAACCAAGCCTGCGGCGTTCCATAATGCCAGTTATAACGGTGAATGTTTTCCCAGCCCCGACAACGTGATCAAGAAGAACGGACGGAGACTGTATCATGCGCCATGCAGCATTTTTCTGCGTGTTTCTGAGCGTAATGGATGGGTTGACTCCCACTGTTTTAAGATATTTAACACCGTTGTATTTTCTGTCTATATTGGTATTCATTTTCTCGTTATAGGCAGTAACGATACGCTTTGTCCTATCTTCGTCGGTATACGCCCATTCAGAAAAAACCTTACCCATGCGATCAGCAAGCGCGTTAACCTTTTGAGTTGCCTCCTCGAGCACATGCTCTTTCTTGTCCTTAACTGTAAGGCTTTTACCAGCTGCTGCGGCATTGAAAATATCTATCACACTCTTATGTTCATTCGTAAACTGCATTCCAAAGTCCGTAGCACTGAAACGTGCTGCATCAGCTTTTATATGTCCTATGCCTGGAATAATACTAACTGCAGGACGTTCGCAGCCAATCGCTGATAAAAAATCCTCAAAAACGGAGGAAGGTATCCAGCCTCCGCGTATATTAGGCGTAATGTTGCGCTTTTCCTTTGGTTGCGGCTGTACGGACTCCAAAGCCTTTATGTTGGAATCCAATCCTGCATTCCTGGCTATTTCAAGCTTCCGGCGTACATTTCCTGAAAGATATTCTCCTGCATGTTCATATGAATCGGTATCAGGATTAAGGAAAAGCTGCGGGTTATCACCTGTTGTAAGATCTTCAATGATCTTCTGGACAGGTTTTCCTGTAAGCTCGGACATATATGCAACATCCACTCCGCCACGCTGTGATAGCGAAATTTCCATGGCATCGTATGAATTCCCGGCCTTTTTTATTTCCTCAGTCGGGTAGAAAACACGCTTGCTGAAAATATCGGACTTGGTTGCAGATGCTTTTCTCGGTTTTATTCCTTTCAGCTTCGCTTGGGCAGGGCTTACTCCTTCAAGGTAATCGGCCTCAAGGCCGCTTTCAACTCCTATGTCTCCTCCAAGTAGATTGAAATTTCTCTTGTCGCTTACAGGCCCGTATTTTGCCACAAATGAATCATACAAACCGTTAAGTTCCCTGCGTATCTTTTCCATGCTATGATCATTTGCGCGTTCTGCAATATTCAGTTCATGGAGTTTTTGTCTAAGCTCAAGCATCCCGTGAAGGCGGTTGAAGTTCTCATTTCCAAGCTGCTTTTTGCGATACGAAGTGTTTATATTGTCCATCTGCCGGTCATATTTCCACGTAAAAGCAGATCCTTCGGATTCAAGTGCATCCTGAATGTCATAAACACTCTTTTCAGCAATAGTCGGCTTCCCGCGTTTAACTCCGTTGGCTGCGCGTGTAATGTATGCTACAGAATCAAGCATGGCGTGGGACTCTTCCAAACCCTTACCAGTCCTTGCAGCTTTTTTCACATCATTTAGTGCATCAACAATAGCGCCCCACTCTGCGGCATTGTCCTTCCACAGCGTATCAGGAGTTATTTCCTCCATAACACTGTTGCCCTCAGAATCATCCATGCCGCGCCTTATAATACGGTTTTTATCATCAAGCGCCATGCTGCCGATCGGGATATCACTCTGAACAAGCATGGCAGCCTTTGTATCAGAATCTGATGCTGATGCATCAAGAACTCCGGCAAGATTTGCAAAATCTCCCGAAAGCAAATCATCAATCGCCTTATTAATGTCACGCCCATCGTTATGAACCGTATACTCGTTATTACGGCCGGCCCCGTACATTGCGCCGTCAAGAGCGGAGCGTCCAAGTATATGTCCTGGATTCTCCCCGTAATACCTGTTGACTTGTATTTTCTGGCCATCCACATTTATCTGTCCGTTAGTATCCAGCCAGGCCGCATTTTGGTCAGCTTTTTCATCAGCTCTCAGCTTCTGGAGAAAAATAACATCTGTTACTATCTCTGTTCCTGCATTCTTTGCAAAAGCATCATTGGGCAGTCTGAATGCACCAAGAAAGTGAAAATCATTTGCTAACACGTTCCGCGCCTCATGATTTGCAGTATCAAGAAATCGATGTGTAACAACAAATGCCATCACACCGCCTGGGCGCAGATGCATCCCTGACTTGGCTATGACATAATTGTGTATCTTCATCCCGGACAAATGCTTACTGTTTTTATGCTTGTCCGTAATCGTGAAAGACCCGAACGGAGGATTCCCAATTACCAGGTCAAAAGCATCTGCAGCAAACGGGGCATTCTGAAACCCTGTCGATGAGAGTACATTAGCTTCAGGGTAAAGGAATGCGGCTATATCGCCTGTTACCGTATCTATTTCAGATGCATGCCACTCAGTCGTTGAGGCCAGATCCCTAGGCTCCAAGCCAAGAAAATTTCCTATACCTACAGTAGGCTCAAGCGCTCTCCCGCCCTTAAATCCAAAATGCCTGACAGCACGCCACATGGCGTTAACAATATTCCGTGACGTATAGTGTGCATCACTTACTGTACGGAATGCAGCTGCATACTCCTCCTGTGAAAGCATATTTTTCAGCACACGCTGAGCTTTCCCGTACATGTTGTTACTATCCGCGTTTTTCACGTCAAAAACTTGCTTAAGACCTCCCCAGCCCACATAGTGAGCCATAACGGCCTGTTCTTCGTGTGTAGGGTAACGTTTCTCTTTACGCAGTTTTATAAGGGTACGCAGCGCATTTAGATTAGCTGCAATTTTTTCTCTTGCTGTACCTTCTCCGAGCTTGAAATCATCGTCAATAAAAAAGTTGCCGGGATTTTCTCCCGACAACTCTGATGGTTTACCGCCTTCTTTGGGATTCAGCAGACTTACTGGTTTTTCTTCTTTTTGCTGAACATCTCCGGTGCTATCTTTCTCAGGGCTTCTTGCCTTTCCTTCGGCCCCCACGGCGTTTTCTGCTCCGCCGCCCATATCTTCCTGCTCTTTTCGAAGTCCGGCTGTTCGTCGTCCTCTTCCGTCTCCGGTTCCGGTGGAGGCGTCATGCAGAACAGGTTCCTTGATTCCGTCCATGCCTCTTCCTCCGTCATCGACGGATTGATCATCTTTATCGTGTCCATTTCCGAGCGCGTCAGCTTTGCGCACGCCGTCGCCTGCCTCAACGCTTCTTCCTTGTCCAGCTGTTCCAATTCTTTTGGATAATTCATCTTCCAATGGTTCAGCGTTTGCTGTGTCATTTCCTCTATCGTCATTGGTGGAGATACCCTCCTTATCCAGCCTATTGGTTTTATTATCTTGTCTTATAATATTATAAGTGTCAATATTTTCTTTTGTTTTTATGTTTTCGGTTTTATTTAAGTTGCTGCTATTTATGCCGGCGTTTTTTATCGCATGTCCAATCTCATATGGATTCATCCATTTCTTGCTTTTACTGCCGTCTGCGTTTTCACTCTCTACCCTATACACCTTTTCAGTGCTTTCAGGATATACAGTTTCTTCTTCAGGAGTAGCTATGATTCCATTTTTCGTCGGTGTTAACTGAGCTTTAGTGACAGTAACCGCCGGAGTTTTCCTCTCTCTTATCTCTGCTACACGGAATTTTTTTATATCGGTTATATTGCCCTTTTTATCAGTGCTATTTTCCTTCCATTCAAATCCAACAGGATATGATTCTTTTTCTGCTGTCTTTAATTTTTCTTCAATTGGATTTTCATTTATATTTTCTGCAACAATGTTTTCTTCTTTTGCTGCAGAATAAGGCTGATTCATACGTTCTGGATTATTAGCAGTGACTCCAGCTGAAGGAATAATATCGCCGTTTATATTATGCCTGTTTGACTCTTTTATTGGCATCTGGGCAGTTTGAATGTCATTCTCTTTTGCTTTTCCGGCCTCTTTTGCTGCTATAACATCTGCAACAGCATCAACACCACCCTGTGCAGCAGCGCTTACAGCCTCTTTGCCATATTTTGTTTTAAGCTCCGTTTTTGTCATCTTTGCCAAGTCGGTTACGATCTCAGCCTTACGGCGTATCTGCTTTGGCATTTCAATATTTTCTGATCCCTTTTTAATCATGCCGGATACTAAATCTTCAGCAGTATCAGATGCATAACGCTGCAAATTAGATTTTTTCAATGATGAAGCAGATATTTTCATCGTTTTACCGTCGGCGTCAGACAATGTAACATTGCCTCCGCGAATACCGCTGATCCAAAGCCATGAACCATCCGGCGCAAGATAAGCATCACCAACGGATAATCCATGTGTTTCGCTTTTAGCCTGAGAACCTGTTTTTATTTCAGGATACCTGTAATATCCGCTAAGTTCATTACCTGGTACAAAAACACGGCGTCCATCCAACTTGTGGACTATTCCGCCTGTGGGTGTCACCTGAGGCACACCTTCATACGCTGTTTCTCCGCTGAAAGTTTTATTGCCATATACACCTGGAACTGCAAGTTCTGAATTCACAAACTGGCGCCCTTCGATCGGAGCATTCTCCTGGTTCCCGTCGCCAAACACAGCTGGTCCGTAAAGCTGGGTTGCAATATTTGCTGCAGATGCCATATTACCTTTATTAATTGCATCAGCTGCATAATTAAGCATTTCATATTTATATTTATCAGCTGCAGACATTTCAGCTTGATCTATCCCGTTGAGCCTGCGGATATCACCCAGTGCCAAATTTATTATTTTTTTGACTGCATCGGGTCCTGGGCTTTCCACCGGAACAGCCTGAAGAGCACTGTTCTCTACACGCGGCATTATCTGCACGTTGGGCGGATATAAATCTTTCATTGCCATTGGAGCAGGTTCGGTTTCTTTTCCAATCAGTTCATCAGTGTTGAAATATTCTTTGGCCAATGATTCCGCTTCTTCCTCGTGGCCGGATGAATACATCTCAAGAATATTCCGCAGTGCATCAAAGCTTTCCCTGTCTCCTGCACTCCGCTGTTCTTCAGGAATGTTCCGTATTTCCTTATAAAAATTGCGCATCTCGCTAAGAATACGCGAATCTGGTACAAACTTGCGCACCTGTTCAGTATCTGACATATCGGAGAGGGTTCCCTCCTCGATACCGCGGTTTATATTCTCCATGAACTCATCAGTGGACATACCCGGAGCTTTCCCGCCTTTAACATTCACACGTCCGTTAACGGCACGATCAGCAGCAATGCCCCCTGCACCGAACAGTGCCCCCATCAATCCTCCAACTGCACCTTCATATGCAAGCGCCTTCACATCAACTGGTTTATCAAGAGCCTTATCCGCCATATATCCCTGAGCAATTTCTTCGCCGCCTTCTGCCAATATATCAAGACCTGTACTGGCAAGATCGCGTGTAAGATCTGAATTGAGAAATTTATTAACAGTCTCATTTCGGATACCTTTATTAACAGCTCTGCCCATGATCGTATTAAGCGGCTTACCTTCGTTTGCCGCTCTGAGCGCGCCTGATACACCTGTTGCAGCCATTGACTGCAGGTAGTTGGACATCGGCAACAGTGCCATGTTCCCTGCAAGAACTTTCTGTGAGAGTGCATATGCTTCATCGTGGCTTTTGCCCTGTTTTCTTGCCTCATCATAGACATCGGCCTGTTCCATCTGCGCTTCCGGTGATGCTGCAAGCAATGATGCCACCATTGAACCGCCTCCGGTAGCAATACCGATTGGTATGTTGTATGCCATAGAACCAAGTGTATAAGGTAAAGCGCGTACCGTATCGTGTACAAGCTGACCCGTTACAGTTTTAGGCATATTGTATGCGCCGGGATCAAAATATTTCTCTGCTGATGAAGCAGCAGCTTTTGTATCCTTTCTTTGAGCCATAAGCGAATCAATCAGCTTTGTATCATTTATGCTTTTCGAACGGAGCACAGCTGCCTTTTCCGTCTGTGTCAGATATGGGTCTGCCGCTATTTCCGCAAGATCCTTTTTCGACATCGTTGACTTTATCTGCTCAGTGTTCATTCCCAAAACAGAAGTAATCCGGCTGAACACATCGCTGATACCCCCGCTGAAAGCCTTCTTCATGCTCCATTCGGGAAGGTTAGGGTCCTGTTGTAAATTACTACCTTCAAACTTGTCGAAGACGGAAGCCTTGTGTTCGTTCTTTGTTTGCGGCAGATTATCATTCTGCTTTGCTTTCAGCGTATTTGTCCTTTTATTCAAAATATCCGCATATGCTTCTTCAGGTGACATAGCACCGCTGCTGTCAGGCAACACAGATTTTCTTTTCGCTATTATTGCGTTATATGCCTCTTCAGGCGTTGGAACCTTTTCTACCATGTGGAGATACACCTCCAAATAAAAATAGAGGCGCGAAACAATCGCGCCTCACTATATAAAATAATTTTTATTATTACTATTTAAACTTGCTTAGTTCTTTCAACGCTGCTTCTCTTGTTATTTTCCTGTTGCGGGCATACTGATCAATTTCAGCGTCTGTCAGCCCGCCGGGATTACCTGAACCAGGTATTACGTTAACCGCTCCATTGCTGTCATTGTTATTGCCCAAAATTCCAAAAAGCTCAAGAAATTTTATTGGATCCATTGCCTGTGACTGCCCACCTGCATCAAGAACACCTTGTCCGCCGCCATATAGATTTTTATAGGCATTTGAAGCTTTGCTGAGGGTATCAATCAGGTTAACCCCATTTCCAATTCCGGAGACGATTCCACTTGCAGGAGAAATAGTGCGTGTATGTGTGTCAACCCACACATATCCGCCTTTACCATCCGGAATAAGCTGTGCCGGGTGTTCTCTGTTCAGTCCGGCTTTTTTAAAATATGCGTCCTGAGCAAGCGCTTTGTTTTTATAGCCGCGTTCCCAAGTGTCCTGGTCCTTCTGCCATGCAAGGTTTTTGTTAAACATATCCTCCTTACTTGCGAGTTCTTTTGCCTTGTAAGGATCAATCCCCATGTCAAAAGTTTTGCCTTCTCCTATCTCGCCATTGGACCATGAAGGGAGCAGGCTGATTTTGTCGCCTGTATTCATAACACTCATATTAGGCAGCCAATACGGCTGTAAATCTTTTATATTTGCTCCTGCACCTATTGCACCACCAAGAAAATCGGCAGCTCCTGCCTGCTGGTTGGGATTTGAATTCGCACCATCACGCAACATATCTATATATCCGCGCTTTTCTGCAGAGGCTCTATCAGCTGCTTCTGTCTCAAGCCTGCTTTTATACTTGTAATCACGTGCCGCCGCATCTCTTGCAAGCATGTTATTAAGAAGTCCCCCGCCAACCATATATAACAGATCATTAAGCGTAACTCCGTTGTTTTTAGGGGCAAAATATACAGCCATATCATATCCCTCCGATTAAGCTGTTTCTGCGTTGGCGATTAGTTAAGCCCATGTCTGATAAGCCATAACTTAAAAGCAGGTTATTGTACTTATCCTGGTCAATACTTGACACTGCCGTTGGATTCAAATTGCTGAGATTCATTCTCAGCTGATTTGTAAGTTCGTCAGGTGTAGATGGTACAAATTTATCATAGCCGAGTGCTTCATTCGGATTGCCTCCAGTTTTCAACCCAGAGGCCATCGCTCCTGCCGCTTGTTTAGCTGCTCCGGCAATATCCCCATTTACAGCTGAAGTAACAGCTCCGGCTCCTGCAAGCCACGGAGCTACGGCCTGTCCACCTGGAATAATCGCTGCTAAAGTGCTAAGGAAGCCAAAAGGATTCCAACCTCCGCCGCCACCTGCTTGATATTTGACTGTCATGCTATCACCACTCCTTATATCTTCATTTTTATCTTCAGGTAAAATCAGTTTTGCCTCTGGCTCAAACCTGTCAAAGTATTGCTGCATTTCTTCTGCCGGCATATTTTTTAAATTCCATTCAGAAGGCGTAAAAGTTCCGCCGGGGTATTCATCTGTACCATCCGTCCAGTGTCCGCCATAATGGCCATCGACCCCGTTGTATTGGCTATCATCACTGAAAACAGGATGGTTAGGCTTTTTATATATGTCATAAAAAAAACCATCTTCACCCTTTTGGGCTAAGTTGTTTATATATGCACCGGCCATATCGTAATCATTCATATCATTGAATCTATTTCTTTGCTCAGCCAGCGACATATTAAGCAGATACTCATAAAGCCCCTTGCGCTGCTCAGGAGTCAATGGAGTGTTGTACTCGTTGTACATACTGTTAGGCATGTCGTTACTTCCCACCGCTTGAAACTACAGTGTCGTAATCCTCATGGCCATAGTAAGCGTCATTCATGTTCTTCCAGTAGTTATAGAACGGCATGATTGGTGCAAGTGCATTTTCGTAATACTGTGTAGGCAGTTTTACCATGCTTTCAAGACCGCTTATACCAGCATTGTAACCGGAGAGATAATTATTCAGCCATGTGTTGGCAGCTGTATTTCTGTTTGCGGCAATAGCATTGCCGGTTTCAGCCTGCTGGTTGGCAAGCGCCCTGTTCGTCACGCTGCTGTTCAGAATGCCCTTGGCAGCCAGGCTGTTAAGATCAGTCCCTACGTTCTTGCTGTAGGCATTTGCAATAGCCTGTTCAGAGGACTTTAAATAGTTTTCAAATCCAGCATCGGTACCATTCTCAAGGAAAGCAGAATGTTTTTCCAGATAATCAGGGGTCGTTTGGAGCAGGTTGAGAATGTTTGCATTTGTCAATGCTGCCTGCTCATCTGCGACATTGAAATTCTGTCCGAGTATAGAATCATTCCAGTTTCCTAAATCCAGGGACGAGTCTGTTGGAGTCACCGCTGCATTCCCTGATGACGACGAAGCAGCCCGCTGTGATGCAATATACTGTGCCTTTGAGCCGACATACCTACCGCTTGAGTTGTACGCCCCATTGCTTCCGACATAATCGCCGTGCTTGTCGTATCCGCCGCTCCAGCCGGCAGAGGAACCTCCACCTGAAGATGCTCCGCTGGATGAAAGCCCCAGTTTCGAGCTGGTACCGGTTGTTGACCCAGGGACATCTGTCGAAGTAACATATTCACCCTTTGAATTTTTTGTAACATAGCTTGTCGGCATAGACATACCGCCATACCTGGTTGCTATTGGTGCAAGCATGTTATATACGGCTGAATCCATATTTACAAGTTCTGCCGATTTAGGATCACGCTTATCAACCTTTGTCGTTGATGAACCACCCTTAAAAAAATGCAGGTTCATGTAATGTATCAAGCCCTATTCGCCTCCTTTACATCATCAAGGGAAACTATGTAGTAATACATAGGCTCTTCCTTGCCGGTCCGTATGTTTACAGATACCTCTTCATGGTCGAACTTGCCTCCCAGTACCCGCAGGTAAACCTCCGGCCTACGGCGGGAACAACAAAAAATCTCTCTAAAACCAAGAGGTTCTATCTCCTTGACCATTTCATAAACAATGCGGCGAAGGATTTTCCCTTCACCGCACATCTTCGGAATAACAAGCCTTTTTTTCCAGTGATCTACCCAGTATGTAAAGAATCCGTATTCAGGGTTGAAGAATATTTGTTCTCTTGGATCAAGCTGGAAGTGAACATCATCCCCAGCACGTCGTTCATACACATCAACCCATTCTTCAAAGGGCTTTGGTCCCTTGAAATCGTCAAGCTTCTGTGCCCCAGGCAATATCTTCTACCTCCTTTTCAGTGGAAGCTGCCCTGACGGCAAGTTCAAGCTTCTGCTGGGCTCCAACGATACTGATGATGGCATCTCTTGCTTTTTCATAATTTGAAGCAATCCTTAACGCAAAATCGTTGAGTTCGGTCTGTGTTGGTATGTGCCCTATCCTGTTAGCCAGCAGGCCTGAAACAAAAAGAGAATCCTCCATTGTTCCACCTGTTCCAATGACAAACTTAGCGCCACTGTACTGCTGGACAAACGTTTCAACTTCTCCTGCAGAATAGCCTTTCCTAACAAGCCCTACACGCCTGTCTGATTCAGCTCGAATATCAGCGCACTTCTGCTCTTTGAGTTCGTCAAGCGTAGGTTCAGTATGGTTTTGGGTATCTTCAGTTTCAATAACAGTGACACCTTCAGGCAGCTCTTCAGGTTTGATCGTTGTCGGGAAGGAAACATAATAAAAATGCCGACGAAGCTCATCCTCCGTCAGCAACTCACCGTTTATTTTGTATCTTATAATCATTGCTGTCACCTCGAATATGGAGCTATCGGTGGAGTAAAATTATCTGTCCAACGAGCAATATTAGATACACGCAGTTCATCTATTCCGCCTGTAATCCCATATCCACGGGTATCACCACGTCCTATTCCAAATGTACCTATAATCTGTTCTGAAGTACTAAAAGATAACTTTGCATTGCCATCGTAGTAAAAGATATGAACATTTACATTATTCACCCATGCGTAATGATGCCATGCCGAATCTGTTGGAGTGGATATGTTTATACTGTTCCTATCAATGTTTGTGGGCGAGTGATAGATTCGCATCTGCACTTTTGAAGGATCTCCTTCTCCCATATTCAGCATCCAGTGCCCAGCAGAACCTTTGCTGTTCCAATCTGATGTGTTTATCAATGTTCCTATAGCAGCATACTGCATGTTACCAACAAGTTTCATCCAAAAATCTATTGTAAATGTACTTGGTAGATAATTTCCCAATGTAACTTGCAACCATTTCGTGGAGTTCAGCGTTCCAGCACCCGACATATAAATGCACGAGCCAAACTTCCCATCATTCGATATGCTAAGTCCATTGTTCGTCACTATTTTGGGATTTAAGCTCGCATCAGCAAAATTTTCCCCGTGCAGCATGAGTATTGTATTTGCGTCAATTCCACCTGGAACCATTGATCTTGGTATTCTTCTTGCTATCATGCGTAGTTCACCCCGTTCGCCGTGCCATGCCATGTCGTGCCGCCATCGACCGTTATAAACGTAATGATGTCTGTCCCGCTTGCGGACAGGGTCGGGGCAGTTTCACTGGGCCACTCGACGGATGTGGGCCATGTCACCGTATATGCCCCTCCGTTAGTGATGAACAGCGTCAGCGTCCGGCAGAACCCTGTGAGGCAGTTCGCATTGAACGTAAACGTGAGAGCCGCCCCTATGGTGCATGTGGCTATGTTGCCATCGGAACAGCTTATAGTAGTATCGGCTGACAGAGTGCCAAGCACCTGTACTTTTTCATAAGGAGCATTCAAAGCATCAGTCTGTGCGGCCGGATTGACTAGAATATATTTCCCGTTGCTGTCTACAGCAATAACCTTAGCTGCATCAGCTGCAGTCGGCTGAGCTGAAAGGTATACAAGATAGCCGTTGTCCACGAGGCTTTGGAGATTAGCTATACTCCCCGCTATGTGTTTGCTATAGTCATGTTTTTTCGGCGTATAATCGGCTGGCATGGCTTCCAGTACAACAGAACCCAAGCTATTAACCTTCAGAATCTTCCCACTGTCCGCTAAGGCAGGGGCGGCAGTTAAGAACACTATAGCCTTATCTGACACAAGAGCCTGCAGCATCTCCATAGTCCCGGCATTGTGCAGATCAAGATCATGTTTCAGCGGAAATGCTTTAAGGCTGCGCCAATCACCGGCTGTCGTGTAAACCTTGCCCTCCAATGTTATCGGGCTTATATATAGCTGGTTGATTTCGGGCGAATCAGGGACACCCGCCCCGCTGAAGTTAGTCCTCAGAAGGTTAAGCAAACCGTAAAGGCGAAGTACCTCGTTTATATGCTTGCTTATTGCCCCGTTGGTCCTGTCACCGTTCGGAGTAAAATCTATCGGATATTGTGTGGTCCATACTGACATATTCCTACACCTCCGCTACTTCAAGCCCGATGGCATTAAGCTTGAATGGCCCTCTTGCAACTTCAAGCTCAGCGGTCGCATCCCAAACACGTATGTTCATCCTTGCCCGGACTGAAGCTGATGTTGACGAAAGCAACGGATCTTCATCCTGGCTTGCAATATCGTCATCCTCAACTGCCACATCATTAAGCTGGCCACCAAGCGGCAGACTTATTTCATGCCCCTCTATTTTCAGTTTGGCAATGCTGTCAGCCATACTGTCATAAGCTATATAAGCCTGTTTAATAAGCGTCATGCCTAGCTTGCGTATTCCCTGCATCTTAATCTGTCCGCTGAATACCTGTCCGTTGTCTGTGCCTGATGTATCGTCCATACGGAATACCTGTGTTCCGATCGCAATATATCTGCTATCTCCAACACAGCAGGCATCCGCCACAACACCCGGAAACTTGAATGTTGTCCATGCTCCGCTGCCAATCCCATAGTTATAGACCCATACAGTTTCGGAAGCTTTTGTTCTGACCCACACCTGGGAAGCTGTAGCCATCTTCCACATGCGGCAGTTAGCAACATCCATTTCCTTTGAAATACGCGGGTTAACCTTCGCCCCGGCCCATTGCATTTTTATGTCACCATATGCAGCAACAGTTCCCAGGGAAGCTACGCCCTCGGCTGTGAGAAAAAGCAGATCGTTTGTCGTAGTAACCGTTGAAGCGTGGTTGCATACTGATGAACCTGTTGAGTAGTCAGCAACTTCCCAATCCGGGTAGTTGCCAGTAACACGGTAAATACGCCCCATCCCTGGCTGATCCTGCGGACATTTAAATACCATAAGATCAGACGTGAGCGGTGCAACACACACCATTCTGCATCCGTCTTTATAGCCAACGGTCAGTGATAAGGCATCGGCATCAGTCCATATATCTGTTTCACCTACGGATGCAAACTGCCAGTTGGTTATGTCACCTACACCGGAATATGAAATGTCATCCGAATCTTTATTTAGACATGCAACACGCCCTGCCTTAACAAAAACAAAGTCGTTCTTATCAAGGCTCTCGCTAACAGTAGATACTGTTGAACCGTCAAACAACGAGAGCTTGCCACCGGCTGCAAGGACAAGCTCATCGTCGTCGCCCCATGGAGCATACGAGAGTTCTCCGTTTCCGTTGACGGTACCTAATTCGCCCGAGAGAGTATATTCAGAGAGCTTATAAACCTTGTTATCGTTACACCTGACAAGCAGAGAATTTGCCCCAGCTACAGGAGCAAGATTGCGGATATTGCCGGGCAATGTTGCCATTAAAATAAGACCGGAGCGCAGCTTAGGCGCCCCGGTGCTCTGGTCGAACTCAAAGTTTTTCGCAACCTGCATTTCGTTCTTAGGCAGCGCTTCAGCCGGAACTGATAGATTCAGCCCGCCTGAAAAGTCTCCATAGTAGACCTGCTCAGAGTTGGTGTGTTTATTTGAGCGGACCGCCATAGCCTATTGCTCCAAGACTGATGGAGCTAAATCCCCGTTGACCTGCCATTGCGAAAGGGATGTTGACTTTGGAATAATATTGCAGACCTCACCATTGGCAATTATTCCTGAAGCAAGTTTTATTTTCTGCACAGGGGTCCACTCTGTTAATGGGTTTGTGCATTTTTCATAAAGGACTCCATTGACTGAGCGATAACGGTAGAGCCCTGCTCCCCCCCAAATCCTCGCTACAAAACAATCACCCGTCATTGTCCCTTTTATTTTATAAACAGGTTTGTTGATAACATGGTCAAATGTAAGTGACCTCGTGGATACAGATTGACTATTTATGGTTATATATGTTGAACCATCATAGCTTATACTCAATGTCCCAGTGCCACTCCAAGCATAGGCAGTCATCCATATTCTTTTTAAATAAAATGGAGACCCGTCTGCCCTACATAACTCGTTTGTTCCGCCAGCCCCCGAATTGTACGAAGTACGTCCCCACGGAAGATGGCTCCCTGATAGAACCTTAAAACCTCTGTCTATTGAAGACTGCATTCCACCAGACAGATATTCTATTGCATCACCGCCATCGCCCTGCACTTCAAACGACACCGACCCAGACGGTCCTCTAACTGCAAAAATATGAAAAAAACTGTTTGCGCTAATATCTGGGTTAATAGGAACTCTATTCCCGTCGAAAATGCCTAACACTTGTGGATTAGTAATAGTTTCAACGCGGTCAACTGGGACCCCGCCAATAAGCCCATCCATGAATGACAGAGTCAAAGGGTTTGTCGGACTGGCATCAATATAAAAATCACCTAGCGGGCAAATGTTTGCTGGGCGTAGAAGCCTAAAACGATATAACTTCATTGTAGTTGCATTGCTTCCCGTGATGAGCAATTTATACCATAGATAATTTCCACGAGTCTCTTCCGGTATTGTGAACTCTTTTGTTTCTAAGTTTGCATTCCAAACTCCAGTGTTATCTACGCTATGCAGGTCTGTCCATGTAGTACCGTCAAGAGACCCCTGTAATTTCCATGACAGTGGCGCTTCTGCTGCTTTAGTTCTTACCATATATCTATCTGCAAGCGACATCTCAGGGAGTGAAACCGCAAACCAACTATTCATGCCATTATCACCTGGCGCCCAACTAGATGCATCAAGGTATGAATTTCCATTAACTATCCCAGGTACAGATGTATCAGCGACACTGGCTCTTGTCGTCCCATAAACGCTAGAAGCTTCTGTATACAGATTATAAGTTCCACAAAAAGGGTGTATTAAATCCGCTGTTTTGATATATGCTGGCAAAAAATCGCCAACCCCGTATACTGCTCCGTCAAGCACTACATTACGCATGAATTTACCGGTGTTGTGTGTATTTAATATATTCGCTTTCCAGAACTTAGGCTCTATCCTCTCCTGCGGCGCATGAAATCCGTATGTTCTGCTCATGCCTTATACCTCCCCGCTTGCAAAGGCGCTTATAGCTCCGGTTGAATAAAGCATGATCTTGTCGCCGTTGGCTATCGGTATCGGTCTTGATATTGGCTCAAGCCCTGTCCCCGGCGGTAGGTCGCAATACGCAAGCAGGGCCGTGACACCTGTCATGTTCACCCAGGGCCATTTCTCTGCATCGCTCATCGCACCCTTGTTCGAGTATGTAAGGTCAGTCGTTTCGACTACTTTGATAACAGTTGAGTTTTCGCCGCCTATACGGCAGTAGAGCCTGTACTTTGCTGCACCTGATACAGCATTCCATGTCAGAGTATGATAGTTATCAGTTGAAAGAGAGCTTGGGCCTGTAACTGTAGATATTTTCGACGAAGCCTCAGTCTCACGCCCGTCAGCCTTGACAGCAGTAATTACATACTCGTATGTGGTGGTGCCGATAGAACCAGTTTCCTGGATAGTCAGTCCTGTAGGCGGGAGTATCGCTGTATCGTCCGATGCCCCTATCGCAACAATGACCCTTGCCGTCTCTGAAGCACTGATATTTACTACCTGGCAGAAACTCATCTTACTGTCAGCAGTTGCTGCAAGGATGTCGTGCCACGCCCCCGTTGTTGGTGCATAAAATCCCTTGCTCCATACAGCCATCTATATCACTCCTTATGAGGGCCAGTCGAAAAATTCGACTGCGCCAGTGTTAAGCCACTCATCTTCATTTTCTTTTGTAATCCCGCATACCTGAATCAACGAAGCAGGTAAGGCCCAGAAACCAAACTGTCCCGAATCGTTTGTTCCGTAGTAGTAGTTCGGCGGTACCGTTGCATCCATAGCCCCAAGCAAACGCAGCACATGATTGACTTCGTCCACATACAGCATCCCGGCTACCTTTGCATTTAAAAACCCCGGCGAAGCATCGCTGGGGTCTGTTTTGATCTTTTCATCAATCGGCTGGGGAAGCACGGGCATTTCAGTAAGCGGAGGCGGAACGGCTATAAGCTGTGTGCCATCGTTAGAGAACCTCACCCATTGCCCCTGATTGCCGACTGGCACGAGTAACTGCAACAGCCCTACTTCATGAGGGTTGTTCTTGTTGTCCATGTGGGCCTGATATGTCTCGGGCGGTATGGCTTCCGGCCCCTGTACTGCACATGTAACGACCTTGATTTTGTTCTTTGCGAAAACTATTACACGCTGTTTCGGCTCGTATATAACCCTCACGGAATCACCTGCTTTCCGGGAACCAGCCTAAACCCTACGTTTCCGGCCGTATCAGTGCCATAGAACATGCGCTGAGGTATTTTCTTTGAACAATCAAATACCCTATTGTTAGGTATATTCGCATCAACAGTTATTGGATCATTGGTAATTATCCTGCAATAACCAATCATTACAGGCGTAGTATTTCCATACGTTTTTGTTACATAAATCCTGAAATATTTGTAGTAATCATCTGTCTGCACTTCATTGCGCCATGTCCCGGCAGCCTGTGGCGTAGTGCAAGTATTTGTGAAAGTACCCAATGTTACCCATGTACTGTTGTCATTACTTGCCTGGATTTGATAAGTTCCAAGCATATAATTTGATTCGCCGGCAGAAATTCCATCATTGTTGAATTCAAAGGCAACAGGCCTAAGCCCTACCGGGTTATATAACGTCAGCCACTGCGGCATTGCATATCCGTTTCTGGACTGCCACCTGAATCCATCGCTTGGATTGGTTGCACAATAGCCATAAACAGTACCTGCAGTATATGTAGAACTGACTGCTACAGCAAAACTACTGCCGCCTACTGTCCCGTTGGCATTTAGCACAGGCTGTTCAAAACTATCATATCCAATAACGTATTTTTCAGTGCTATGTTTTACGGCAATGGAAATCTCCTTTTTGGAGAAATCCCCGCGCAGCCTTAGTGCGTCAGTTATGCAAAGCGGATAAGCAGACAAGTCGGCAAGCGTTCTGTTGGGGCCGTTCTTATCCGCTCTCACCAGACTGTCCTCAGAAACGACAGGCCTTATATCCTCTTGGTAAAGCGGAATTTCTTCCGTAATTACTACCCCGCCAGCCCCAATCTTGAACCACTTACCGCCATGACTGCCAGGCAACTTTATATTCTGCAACGAATCTGAATGCGGATTGTCAATGCTGTCCCTGTGTGCCAGGGCAACCTTATCATAAATTCCCGGAAATCCTGTTCTGGCAGCATAGATAACCATGTTATCCGACAGTCCCAACTCACGGACCGTCACATGGTCCTGTCTGATAATGACTACCGCGTTATCCGGGATTATCAATCCGTACACGCACCCTTCACCCAGAACCAGCCCCAGAGAATAAGTTTTACCTGCCCTTCTCCGTTGTCGGCCCAGAGTTCAAAGTGGTGCGCAACAGGATTTAGAGCAGCCATTTCAGCAGTAGAGAGTGGTATCTGGACAACCCCTTCAGCCGGCACGGTTGTGCATGTTTTTTCAGCCTTGAGCAGCTCTCCCTCCCATGCGTAAAACGTGAGAGCGTAACCAGTCAGGTTGACTGGGGTTATTCCGTCCCCCTGGCAGATAGTTATCTCTCCGCTGTAAGTTTCACCTTTTATGCCGTCAAGGTTGGCAAATCTGTCCTGTGGTCCGATTATGGGAGTTCTTGCCATTACGCCCTAGCCTCCTTAGCCGCCGTCTGCCATATCTCAACAAGCTTCAGGTCCTGCGTTATGTCGTACTCGTTGCGGTTAAGAGCAAATGCACGCGCAAGGTCAAGTATGATAACGTCAGAACCGAAGGGATGTTTTACTTCAGCATCAGCAGCAAAGCCTGACGGCAGCGGAAGATTGGCAAAATATATTATCTGGAATGGGACATCGCCGTAATAATCCATGTGCCGCCCTGTAATCTGCACCGGGAACTGCCCGGCAAGCGCAACGAAATCATCAGGAAGATCGGCACATCCAACGACAGGCATCTTTTTCAGCATTGATGGATCTTTTGCTGCAATCATCTGCTCGGAGTAATAGATAGTTCCTCTGTCAAGATACGCCAGGAGTTCATCGTCGGAAGGGAAGCCTACGCTTTGGACATCACAGAGCTGCGTTCTTAATTTAGCTATCATTTCAGTCCTTGTCATTTTCCGCTGTCCTCCGTGGATAATCCCAGCGCGTACCTTGCCATATTGACCATCTGGGTATCATCTTGTTTTATGGAACTTGCCGCAACCTTTGCTATAGGAACTATCATCGACTCAGGCATATCTATTTCCGATTCAAATCCGCTTATCTGATCTGGATATTTAAAGTACCATAGAACCAATGATGCTTCTCCGGACATGATATTTATCCCGTTGATTGAAAACTCGCCTGCAGCCGGATCGTCATTATGTACATTAAAAAGTTCTGCACCGCTTGAATCGAAAGCCTTTATGCACGATATAAACCTTTCCGGAAGCAAGGCTGCATTTAATGAGGAAATTGTTATTGTTTCCCTGTCTCTGAACAGCGCACCCTTATTCTTAGCCGATTCATCTGCAAGCACACGCAGCGCATCATTTATACCGTTGAATATTTCCCAGTCAGAATACTTGGCCTTATTCATGTCACCAAGATAGAGCCTGGTTTTATCCGTAATTTTCTTTGCCTGCATAGCTGTCACCTCACCACGGGCCGTGTCCTACTATCGCATTGCAACCACGACCGCGGAAAAAACGGCTCACTGCGTTTCCATATGGAGCACTGGCCATAATCATGTCGGTATCCTTGCCACTAATCAGACCTACTGTCATGTTCAGTATGGCGTTATCCAACTCAGGCGGGAATGGAAGGTTAGCGTCTCTGCTTGTCAGACGTGTAAAATATGGCATATAGATCACATCTGCTAATATTGGAATGTTGAGAGGATAAATATCAATTTTTGTCGGAGACAGTACATATCGTCTATTCTTTTCATCCATCCTGCCTGACATTGCAACGGCGTAATCAAGAGGCACAGCCAAAATCCTGCACCCTGTATCGTGATCAGCTACACTTTTAACGCGCATAATCCCGCCTGGAATAGGAATGCTGCCATTCTCAGATGTAAAAAGCTCATACTTGTAGAGCACCGGAGAATTCAGCCTTGCGCCATAATTCCACAGACCACCTAATGCCCTGTTCAAAAAAGCCAGCAGGTCCGTCTCGTTAGGTACGGAAGCATTCACATCGCCGATCTGTCTCTTTATTTCAAGCAGGAGATCTCTCGCGGTGCTCATTGGCTGCTCCTACTCCGAAGCCTCAGCCGCCAAAATGCCTGCAATGATTTCGGACTTGTTGTTCCTATCCGAATATTCCAGCCCATGGTCTGAAGCAATATCTATTAATTCGCCCTTGCGCATATTTTCAAGTTCTGTCTGCCTATCTACCTTCAGTCCCTCTGGTGTGTCAGTTTCAGGTCCAGGCGCCTGCCCCTCGAATGGATCAAATGGGACCGCTCCGCTATCGTCCGGAGCAGTATCACCGGACACTGATACTCCAGGTGTGATTATTGTCGCATCCTGTACAGGGAATGTTCCCATACCCACAGGTGTGACGGAAAAACGCGGTCTGAACTTGGTGCCTATAACCTTCGGAAATCCATGCTCCATCTTGATAATTTCATGTGGTACTGTCGCATCAAGAAGCGCATTAATAAGCTCACCCGGCATTATTACATCCTCATTAGTGGGATAACGCCCTGTCAGATCGTTCACTGAAACTGAAAATGTCTGAGCATCCGGAGAATGAAGATCCACCACGCGGACTCTATATTTCTTACCAGACTCAAAAAAACTCATATTATCCTTCTCCTCTTCCTGCAAAATAAAATTTACGGGGAGAAAGTAAGCTCTCCCCGCACTATTTAGCTAAGCGCCACTCCTGTCATCTTGCCGTCTTCTGCAATAGCAGTGATGAGGTAAACCGATGTAGTCTCCGATACTGTTGTGATTAAAATTGTCCCTTTCCGGCAAGCAGTAAACCCAGCATCCGTGTTCTTCGTAGTACCGCTTGTAAACCCAGTTGCCGCAGAAACTATATTGGCCAGATTTTCAGCTATGAAATTCTGCTGACTCTGAAAAGGAAATGCGTCCTTAATGTCCACTTAAACCGCCTCCTTATGCGCTTACGGCGTGTTCATAACGATTAAGCCAGTCGTCGTTGAGTATCTTCGCCGCGTAATACGTTTTCCAGCCGCCTGTTCCACGCTGGTTCAAAGGGTCCGACGTATCGGTAGTGTCATCATCGCCATGCACCTTGATAATTACCCTATGCGACCCTTTGCCTCCAACCATCGTTTCGCCATAAGCCTGCTTACCGAAAATCAAATCAACATAAACATCCGTTTTGGTGCCGTTATTTGACTTGCATCCGCTGCCAACACTCCCGCCGGCATCTTCATAAGCCATTGCGTGTGTAGATTCAATAAAGCGGATTTCCTTGTATGCGCCGACTTCGCCTTCCATGGCCATCCCCTGGGCGTATTTTTCCTTTGGGACATAGCCTGAATTGCCAAGCTGCTGTTCGAGATCTGTAACGGTGTACGGACTCACTATGGCAATGTAAGCCGCACGGATTGGCTGAGTAGCTACTTTTACTGTGGGCAGTATTATTTCTGTATGGCGCTTTGCCATTTTCATTTTAAGCTTACGGATTATCTTGTCATAATCCGCAGCGCTTACCTTTGCGACAACAGCTGATCTTGATGCCACACCGCCTGCATAATTAACGTTAGTTCCACTGAGTAGCTGGTTGCGTGACAATATTGCCAATGTCTCGCCTTCCTGTTCACCAAGCCCCTGGATAACCTCAGTAAGGACAGGATCAATAGATAAATCCTGGACCTGGTCTGTGATAGGTATCCAGTCACCATACTGTGAGACTGTCGCCTGGATAGTCTCATATGTGAGAGAGCTTCCGACCGGCGTGATCCCCTCCGTCAGCGGTGTGGTTGCCGGAGAAAGCAGCCCCCATCTGCGGAACTCAATTATTTTGCCTCTGTTCTTAGGCAGTGGTTTCTTCTGTCCCCACTTGCGGAATGGCAGAAACGGGATTGCCTGTGCAAGAGCAACCCTGTCGTAATAGTTCTGCACCGTTGTTGGGAAATTGCTCGTATCCTGCCTGAAAAAGCTGAGATTGAGCGTTCTTATTGTTCCTTTAATAATATTCATGATCATCCTCCTTTAGATCCCCTGCATCTTGATACGCTCCGTATATAGAGCGAAATCCTTATCCGACATATTTACAAAATCCGGCCCTTCTGTACCTCCTCCCCCTTTTGAATTTCCTCCGGCACCCTCTGTGTATGGAGCCGCTGGACCTTTTACAACAGTTCGAGCAGAAGGCTGCTGGTTGGGTTTGATCAGGGGGTTAGCCTGCGGCTGCGCAGCAGACTGGTGCTCCTGTATCGGCTGCGTTGTTGGATGCGGTACCTGTTGTGCGCCGCTTTTTCTTGCCATAAACACTTCAGCGAAATAGTTTCCCTTGCCAATGATCTGCCTCATGCCATCGTAGACATACATAAACGTATCAGGGTCTTCGTTCATAAGCTGCATTAACCTAGGAGGAGCAGGATTCCCTCTGAAAAACTGATTGACAACAGGAGCTTCCGTGTCCTTCTGGAGCAGCTCGTTCACATCACTAGCCCTTTTGAAGAGCGCTTCACGCGTTCTTGCAACACGCTCCTCCATTAATGCTTTCTCAACAACGGCACGTGTTCTCTTTTCTTGCTGGCGCGTCTCCCAAATTCCGTGACGTTTCTCAAACTCCTCAAGAAGTTCGTCATCGCCCTGGACAGGCTCTTTGTCTTCATCAGGCTGCTGTTTCTGCTGCTGTTCGGGAAGAGGCTGTGCAGCAGAGACCTGAGTACCATTCCGGCGCGCTATCATTGCATCGACAAGCGCCTGCCTGAAGTCTGGATCATTCTCCAGAGCACCTATAAGCGGTGCATATCTTTCATACTGCGGCTGTGGTGTTACAGGGGCAGGAGCAGTCTGTGCACCAGGAACAGGTTCCTTGGGCTGATTGACATCCTCCGTAACAGCCTTAGACGCTGGTGTTTCCGTTTCATCAGTTAGGACAGATGGATCATCGGGATCTGTATCTTCTTGAACGTCATCGTCGTTAAAATTGGCAAAGCGGATGCCATCCATTGCTTTCTGAAAATCTGCATCCGTCATGTCACTGTAATCCGGATCAGCAGGCGTTTTGGGCGTTGCTGCTGGATTACCGGGTTCTTCATCGAAAAATTGCAGATTTATAAATCTGGTGAACATTATTTTTTGTCCCCTTTCTCTTCTTCATTTTCCATAACGTATTCGACAGAAATGTTTTCCGGATATGTCGATGCAAGACTTCGCATTGTTTCGGCTATTGTTATTGACAGCATTGACACGCCAATGCTCCATTTACTGCCGCAATTCCAGCGAATACACTTTTCACCAGGAATACGTGATTCAACAATGCTCACTTCTGGAGCCTCTTCAAACGGTGCAAAACACCGCAGTCCTGTTTCAAGTATCTCCATACAAAGAGAGACGGAAGTGCATACAATATCGCAGCTTCCGTCTCCTTTGTGGTTTGAATGTCCCTTGCAACGTATCCCGACTATATTCCTTCTAGTACTTCCGGGTGACTTCTCATACAGGATTTCTACTTTAGTCATCTTCAAGCCTTTCGTGTTCAATCAGCAAATCAGCCTGTTTTTTCATAACGCCTATGCGCTGCACGAAATCCCTCGCACCCTTGATCTTTGCAACCTGGGCGACAATAACCTTCTCTTCATCAAGCGGTAGCGAATACAGCAGGTTGTGCGCCTCCTGCTGGTAAAACGCCTCCAACTTCGCCAGAGCGTCCATATCGAGACGCGATAACAGAGGGTGAAGGCGCATTAGTGTATCCCTGCGCGTTGCCTCCACCCGAAGCTGACGTTCTGTTTTCTTCTGCTCCACTATTTATTCCTCCCTCAGGGATTCCCCCTGCTATTTTTGAAAGAATTAAATATGCTGCCTGCAACACCTGAGCAATACTCTGAACAGGCGGTACCTGTCCAAGCTGTACTACCTGCCCAAGACGCGAAATAGCCGTCATCACCTGACGTGCAATTTCTGCTTCCTGCGGATCTGAAAGATAAATCTCGGAATTCTTATACCCCCAGATGTCGAGTATCTTTTTACAAATTTCGAATATATTTGATGATCGCATAATGCCAAGACCCATCAGATACTGTGAATTCTGTAACATTACAAACAAGTGCTGCACCTGGGTATCATCATCAAATACTGAACTGCCTATATCCACGGACACGTCGAAATTGCCCGCAAGATCATCCGGGGAGATCTCCAGCGGTTCATTAAACAGTCTTATGACTATCTTCTGATCGACAAACTGCTGATCCATCTGAAGCATCTTCATAAAAAGTTTGCGAAGCCCAGTCTCGGCGATAGTGCGCGCAATAAGGTCCTTGCGCTGGCTTGACGCATCCATAATCTTAGAAATGCCTGTCGCCGTCTTGTTAAGGCTTTTTGCATCCATCCCCTGGTTGTATCGTGTTACACCAGTAAGCTGTTCCAATTGCCCCTGTGAGAACTCAAGCAGGTTGTAAGCTGCACCATCCAGCTGGGCCGGAGTAATAGGCCTGAAGCTGTTAAGCTTATTGGAAAAAACAACTTTGCCAGGGAATGGAGACGCCAAAGCATCCACATCCACTCCTGCATTTTCATCAACTTCCCACATCTGATTATTGGTGAAAGAAACATTATCCAGCACCTGCCGGATTATCGCTGTTTTTACCTCCTGATGCGGCCCTGCAAGTTCTGCATATCCAATGCCCTCATAACTGAAAATATCCATGATCGGGCACAAATCTACGAACGGAGACTTGCCGTGAGCATATGGGTTGCGCTCCATGCGAATGATAATGTTCATGCACATAACAACCAGGTACGGCTCGGTTCTGCCGTCACCTTTTACGTCAAGCTCTCCCCACCATTCGTAAACCTCTACCTTGCGGCGGCCAACCTGCTGTGTATCCTCACCGCTGTCTGAGTAATTCATGGAGGCATACGCGTCAGCTGCCTGGGCACGGGAAATCTCTTCCGTATTGTCTGACTCATAATTCTCACTGCTCGACAGCTGCACAATTTTGTCTACGTTGCTGTAAATGCCGTCACGCTCTCTTTGGCGCAGATACGAAATAGTCCTTTTAACACGGTGAACTACATATCTTGCGGTGTCTACATCCTTGGCATCAGGATCTATCAGGAAATCTTCAGGCGGTACAACTTCCAGCTTCGGGCCTGAATACGTTTTTATCTTTTGCTCTCCCTGCACATCCGTGTAGACACGCACGGATTCAAGCTGTCCAGGATTTACCGAATAATTCACAGCATTTGGCATCATGTTCTGCGTTGATGCAGGAACATCAAACGCGTCCATGTAAGAAAGCGATTCTATTGTTTCATCTTCTATCATGCGTTTAAACTCAGGCTCAATGACCTCAGGGATGGCAAAGCCTTTATAGTCGTACTGTTCTTCCCAGCCTGTCTTTATATGGCTGATTCCATAAACGAATCCGGCCTTTACCCATGTTTGGAGGGTTAGGAATCCCTGACACTGGTGCATAAACTGCCAGTTCAGCAGCTTCTCTATCTTTTCAGCCTTCCGTACATCCTCACTGCCGCGTGGAATAACTGCAATAACTTTTCTGTTGCCGGCAAAAGCCTTCATCATGTCGGGCATAGTCCATTCTATGCAGTTCATAACATCTGAACCTGGAATGGTGCTTCGGCCTGGACGTTCGCTCTTTCCCTCATCACCACGAGCCCTGTACAGGTCATAAAACTTTTTTCGTTTTTCAGATTCAGAATCGCTTGCCTGCTTACCCTGTGCAATATCGGATTTAACCACACGTAAGGCCAATTCCTTAAGTTCATTGCTTTCAAGGCCAGTGTTGGCCTGATGCGGTTGCATATCGCTAGAGTAGCCTGCTCCGGCATCGTTTCCTATATTTGCCATGCTTCACATCCTCTCTATGGCACGTCCCTGGGCGGGTAATTTATAATCCGGCCACTTCTAAGCGGCCTGCTTGCCATATCGCGCCATTTTGGCCCCATGGAAAGCAGCAGCATCAGAGCCTGAATACTCTTGCGTTCCGGGTCCTTCTGCTCTCCGGACACTGCGTGATAAAGCTCCCAAGCCAGCCGCTTACAACGCGGAAATATTTGCAACTTAGGCGCTGCGCCCTTATAAGCCACTGCAAAACACTGGTTCAGATGAGTAAGCATTGAGGCATAATCATCCGCTGATTCGACCAGGCGGAACCCGGCTGCCGTATAGCTGTTCGCCCACACATCACCAGACACCGGATTCACTTTAAACATTGCAGATGGAGCAGCTATTGCTATAGGCTGCCTTGATCCCATCACGGCCCTGTATTTCCGATAAAGCGCCTCAGGTGTACCCTTAAAGAAAATTTGATCTGTAATTGAAAGCTTGCCCTCCGGTGAGCACGTCATAAAAAGCATCACGCATTCACCTGCAGGATCAGCCACAAGCGAACACCAGAGCGGCCAGTTCTTCGGGATTGCAAACTCGCCGCATATGCACGAATACTGATCGAAATTTGGAATAAGCAGATCTGCGCGGACATCGTCCAGCATTGCTATAGTATCGATGTCATCATCATGCGCACCATAAGGAAACTCTTTTGTATGGGTTAAAAGAGCTGGAATCCATGCAGCACCCTTGGGCAGTCTTATAGCACCAACTGCCATCTTGGGCTGTAGCCTCATCCGTATTTTTTGCTCTTTACTGGTTTTACTTCGGCCCCTCATCCCACGTATGCGCACTACGTTAAAAAAGATTCCACGTGAGATTTGCTGACGCTCTATCTCCTGAGCAAGCATTTCCTGGTACGCAATTGTTTCAATACCCACCATTGCAGGGTTCCAGCGCGCCACCATGCGGAAAAGCGCATCGACTATCTTATATGGATTACGCCGGTCACTATCTAGTTCAAGGATATCGGTATGTCCATCGTCGCGAATAGCTGCCGCCAAAATTACTGATTCATCTGCATCCTTTTTCTCCGATATAGCCGGGTCAACCGCGACTTTAATAACACACCCTGTAAGGTCCATTTCAAATGGATCATAGTAGCCATAAAGCTCAGGTTTAAGAGGACGTGATTCTTCGGCCATAACCTTGCACATCTTCTCGCGCATCCATACGTCAATCTTGCCCATTGCGCGGAAACTTTCCCGCTCTGCAATAAGTTTCTCTGATGGATCCTTTGCCGGCCACGTGCTTTTATCGTTCTCATCAAGCGCAGGATAACGTCTGCAATCAAACCCCAACTCGCGGGCATTCGCAAAAATCCGCTCAATAATGCACAGTGCTCCTAAGTTGTTACCTATGACAAAAAGCCTTGTTGAATTTCCCAGGAAGATAATGTCGCTCATAAACCAATCCCAGTCTTTTTCAAGCGTTGCTGGGCTGTACATATCGTCCGGGTCCTGCGGGTCGTTTAAAACCAGGACATCGGGCCTCTTCGCTCCCCAAACCGCACCACGTATCGAAGCGCCTTTACCATAGGCTTCTATACGGACCTGCATCCCGTCTTTGTAAAGAACCTGAAAAGCACTCCCGGAATCTTCAATGATCTTCGCCACATGCAACCTCATACCAGCGCACTCTGCAGACTGAAACCTACGTGTAATTGACCTCAGCTTATTTGCAGCAATCGTAGCTGTAGCGCATACAAAAATGATATAGCAGCGCTCATACGCCGGATATTTCAGGCAATACATACTGAAAGCCTGGAACACATACTGGTCCTTGGCCGACTCCCGGTACCCTTCGATAGCTTCATTATTACGCCCAAATAAAAGCAAACGGCTCCACTCCTCATGGAATGGGGCCGCATCAACATCATCAGGTGCAGCAAGGTGGCAGCTTCGAAACTCAACAAGAGACGCCGCACATTTTGCCTCAGCCGCGGCCATTCGCTTTACTTCCTCAACGTCAGCCACGGTTTTATGCCTCCAATCAAGAAATGTTCTTTTTGCAAATCAAATAGGAATTTAATTCCGCTCACAAAATACTTCGCCAAGCATGATTAATTTTGTGATGAATTGGGGTAGAGAGTGAAAACCGATTACTCTATCCTCTCATATTGAAATTCAAAGGCCTCCGGCTTACTGGCAAAGAAAAGCCCATGCGCTCCACGAACGACATAATCGCCGACATTAGCGACGTAAACGGTTGCCTTGTGTTCGCCGCAGCGATTAGTGATATGCAGCACGGGATCGTTTTCTGCGCCATTTACGCGTTGTATTTCTATAGGATTCAGCCCAAGGGCAGATAGAGCGGCTTTACACTCATCTGTATCTTCAAATTTCACCGCTTTTACTACCAGCGGCTTCTTGCGATGGCGCGTGATAAGTGAGAAACCCTTTTTCTCCTCCATTACAAAGAGACCTCCTCATAAGTTTTGTCAAAGATATCTGGTTTGCATGGGTAGAACTCACCGTTCACTCCCTTGATGATAAAATCCCCGACTATTCCCGTCATAATGCCCTCAAGAGTTTTAACTTGGACGTATGCACCAGTAGGATTGGCTTTAGTGGGTTCGCTGACTGGGGACTCATACACTGCGCCATCCGACCATGTTTTAAGTTCAAATCCATTGCTGCCTGTATATTTAATGGCTTCGACAACAACAGGCTTCTTACAATATTTCTTGATCATCATTTATTCCTCACTTTTTTTCTCCAGCCCGTGATCAGCCCATTGAAGGACAAAACCCATCAGCTTCCAGAGACGGTCTTTAATGTGCCCCATCCCGATCTCATACCCTATCGCACCGTCGTAGTTCACAGGGTCAACGCACGAGGATGCCTCATAGTCGAGGAACCCGTTCACCAGTCTTACCCTGACTAGTGTGGTTTTGGGGTCAATTGTTTGATACCCGGAGATAGACACGAACCTGTCTATGTCGCCAGGTGAAATTTTATCCGGCCTCTCGATCGGGAAATACGCCTTTTCAAACACATCCTTCGGTGACCAACTTTCATATCCGTCAGGATAAATGACTTTGTAACCTGCCTTGCCGCCTTTCTCACAAGGCTCGGCCTGAATACGCTTTACTCCAAGGTAAGTTTTCATTATTTAGCTGCCTCTCATTCTTTGGGATTCAAACTTTACAGCTTATTTTCGTCAAGCCGGTGTTCCCCGCACCAATCCATTTCAAATACGATTGGAAATCCTTTCATTGTCGGTGCACTCCTGCGGCAGCGTCCGATATGTCCGCGCGGATCTTCTTTTGAAATTGAAGGCTCCAGAAGTGAACTAGGTGCTGATAGCGGATCGCTTGTCCCACACTTAATTTCACGTTCACTTTTCTTCTCAACAAAGAACACGCATGTTGCACACTTCATACCGCACTTTCTGTTTGCCCATGGATCATTCATATTTCTATTCCTCCTTGTTTTCTGTTTCCCCGTCTTCTGGGGTGGAATCTTCGTTATTAAGCGGCGCATTACCAAGCCGTACATTTTTCGCAGTTTCGCGTACAGTATCCAGGACGATTTGATAGATCTCCGACTTTTCATCTGTGACGATAATGTTCCCTACATGCTTCCCTTCTGCCAGGTTGTTTTCCTTGTATGACCCAAGAAGTTTTGCCAGTGTATCTATAGATTTATTGGCGCCTATAGAGTCAAAGCGCCAAAGGTTATTGCCGTTTTCATCCTTGACCTGCGCTCCAAAGGCATTTACTACCGGAGTACGCTGCATACAACGCTCCAGGCATTCTGCTGCGTTCAGAATCAAATAATCACCATCAACTTTTACCCGCGCGTACCTTTCAAGCCGTGCTTTGTTAATGGCTTCAAAAACCCTACCTTTTCCGACTCGATACGCTGATACGCGATTCACCCATAATGGGGCCTTCCCTTTTGCCGTTGATTCAGAATAGCCTGCGCGGCGTGCAGCCTCGGTAGCATTGCCGTGGGCCTCGCCGCTCAAATATTCGGCAACGAAACGCTCTTCCTGTTCTGTAAGCTCGTCCGCTTCCCTTTTACGCCTGCCCATAGCAATACCTCCTTGCTTAAAAAATGTATTTAAATCACGATTTTTTATTGAACATATATATAAGGATAGGTTGCTCTATGGGAGAGACAACTCTAAAAACTAAAAAACAACCGAGAACATATATATGAATATGCAGCAGAAAACGACCCACTGATTTTTTCAGGAGGGTCGTTTTTTTGTGCCGACATATTTTCCTATGCACTCTCAGAAATGCCTGTCTTCCAACGAAAAAATCCCGACAAAAAAACAACTTAATAAAGAAAGGAGTCCGATAGCGATGAAGATCGATACTATAACAAAGCTGTTTTGGGTTATGCGATTTGTAGCATTAATATCAATATTATTTAACGACTACATTTCTAACGATATTATCCAGGCAATATCGATGGCACAATGGGTCATAGATTTTTTATTCTCCCTTTATATATCCACTACAAGCCTCTAAGGCAATAAAAAAGGCGGGGTTCGCAGCACGCGGACTCCGCCTATAAATCGACTTTATTTTTTATACCACTAAATCACCTTTTTTCAAAGTGGTAAGAAATATTACTTTTGTTTGCAACCTAGTTTAGGAATAATAGCATCCAAGATATTTATATAGTTTATATCCTTAAAACGCTCTCTGTTTCCTTTTACGCTGTCAAAAGCTAAAAGAGTAGCTATTTTCCTGTTTATTACTTTTTCTTCAGTATTATTTTGTGCTGCAAAGTCAGAAATCTTGTCTTTCGTAATAATCAACATAGTCTCATCAAGTAATCCTTCTTGTGTTTTTATTTTCCGCATTTCTAACTTATCAGGAGTGCATTCATTTTTATAATAGGCACGCAGTGAGACTGCTACGATCTCCAATATATCAATGATATAAAACTTAGGGAAGCTTGTTGCAAGTTTTTTCTTGAGCTTGTCTACATCAGTATGTCTGGACTCTAGTGCATTCTGATTTCCAAAGTATAGATCATAAAAATTTATATAAAAATCTTCGATTTCATTTGGCATAAGTTTTTTATATGCACCAATAACAGAAAAAAAGGGTATTATCTTGTCTGAAACAACTGAACGAAGAAACTCAAAAATCATTTCTTCTCCGTAACATGCTGCCATAGAAACAATGAAATTAAAATTCGTTTTTATATTTATTTGGCGAAATAAATCACCTAGTTTATCTGCTCCTATATCTGAGCTATCAGCAAATACCAATCTGAAAACCCCACCATCATTAGAGCCGTGAGCTTCTATGTGAATTATTGGACACTGAATTTTCTCAGATTCTAGGACATTGGACAAATATTTGTTAAATTCACTGGAATTATTTATTTCTTTGTAAATAATTTTTATTGAAGGGAACCTGTTTTTTAAAGAACTCGGAGTGTTAGCTGTCAAATGATTGTGCAAACTATTTCCTGTTTTTTTGTCATCTTTTTTTAATGACTCCAGTATGACTAAAGAATCATGATACAAACTAGCTTCTACCACAGCAGTCTCCTCCTCTCTTTACAACAATTTTATCATGAATTGAAGGTGGGTAATTTAAACCCACCTTTTTACTTAGATAACAATTACCGCAGAATCACGCCGTTCCTTATCCCTTATTCGTCTCCACTGACAGAAAATATGATATATCTCTGAACAGTAATCCTGAAGAAGTCCAAAAGCCCGGTCTATTTTTTTATCAACATTTGACTCTGACATTGCCAAGGCAGAAGCCGTCCCGCTACGGCCAGCTCTCTCAAAAAAGAATTCGCGCACAACCAGATACTCGTCTTTGGACAGTTTACTCAACCCTTTTTGTATTTCTACGATAATTTCATTCGCCCTTTGCAGCTGGGTATCCTTCTCTTTTGTATCAAGATAACGCTCCTGCGGCGCTATTGAGCTTCCTCCCTGCACCCTCACATTATCAGCAGCGTCAGGAACAGAATCAGCCCAAGCAAGATGCTTTTCTTCACGCTGTTTCTTGTCCATACAGACATCGGGATATGCAAACAGTATTGTTTGAATTATGACCTTCTTGTCTTTATACATGTTATTCCTCCTGAATAAAAATAATGCGCGAATAAGTGTATTTTTATGCCTGCTTATAGTTTTCCCTCTATTTCTGCCCCGTACCAAGCAAGGCAGATCGCATCAGCTACTCCATCGTGATATTTCCTGCATCTCGGCGGAATAAGCACGATTTCAGCATTCTCAGGAAATGCCGCTAAAGCAAAACGGATGGATCTTTCCTTCGAATCAAAACCAGCCATTCCTGAAATTGTTGCCTTCTGCCACTGCTGCGGAGGTACATACATAATAGGAATTTGGCTAACTTTGAACAGTCCTTCCCAGAAACCAAGCTCACGCCCAAAGCTGAACATTGACGCAACCCCCTGCCTGGGCATTGCATGCACCTCTTCCATAACTGCTTTAATGCTTAAACACTCCTGAAGGGTTCTTATGTTCTTAAGCTTCTCAATGCTCATCATGCACTTTTCCTCATCGGAACGCTGAAATCCGCATAATAACTTTTTGCCATTCGTATTAATGTCTACTTCTACTACGGCATAACCGCCGTTCTTTCCCGGATCAATACCTATAACAATAATCTTTTTTGCCAGCATTATTCAGGTGCCTCCCTTACGCCACAGCAGTTTTTTTCGATTTCTCGGCAATCAGTTTTCTGGCCTCTCCGAATGTGATGTTATCAGGCACAGGAATACCTATCTTTGAACGTATGTGGTATATCTGCTTCTGTGTAGCAGGCCCTCTGTTTTTTGATTCCCTCCGATCGATCTCAATTGAAAGCAACTCTGCTGCTTCACCTTTAGTTATTTCACCGAAAAAAGGGACCTTCCACTTTTTCAGCTGCGAAAGCTGCTTATCGCTTGCCGGTTCTCTGCGCCAATGCGCTTCCCTGTCTATAAGCTTCAAATTTTTCGCATTCTGGCGCACATAATCTTCAGCTACTCCCTGGGCATACCCTAATGGCAGGACAATATCCGAAAGCGGCGCAGCCTTTGTTTCACCATGTGCAAGTACGAAAGGTATAAAACCTTGTGCAAATTTACGAATCCACAAAACACCATCGCCGATAGGCAGCTTATAATGTCCGTCCTGAGTCGGAGTCCACACAAAGCTGCTGCGTTCAAAAAGCTCAACCTCTTCGCTTGATACTTCGCCGATTTGCTCTTTCTTCCAAATCTCCGTAGCTTCAATAGCCTCTAAAGCTTCGGTAATCGTTTGGCCATCTTTCACCTTGAACTTAGGATTAGCCCCGGCAAGATTGGCCAGACTGCAAAGGCTGTGCTTGCCAGCCATATCAGCAAAATCAAGTACAAGGCAGTCAGACTTTCCAGGCGCAAGCCTAAGCCCGCGTCCCACCATCTGCATATATAGCCCCCTGCTTTTTGTGGGCCTTGCAAGTAATACGGCACTTGTTCCTGGATCATCAAAACCCTCTGTCAAAACGTTACAGTTGCATACAACGCGCGTATCGCCTCTTGCGTAATCGGACAGAACATCGCTTCTTCCTTCCATTGCACCCCACACAGCAGCTGCTTCAATGCCTTTATTCCTGAAGGCTTTGGCCATATCTTGGCTATGCTTTATATCACAGCAAAAAACAATGGCCTTTCTATCAGCAGCGTTTTCAAGATAGCTCTTAACTACCAGCCTATTTCTTTCTTCTGTATTAACTGCAAGAGAAAGTTCCCCAGCCGCGAAATCTCCCATTTTTGTATGCACTCCGGAAAGATCGGATGTCGTGTGCACTGCAATTCCCCTTGCATCAGTAAGATATCCGCCGCGGATCATAGCCATTACCGTGCGTTCAAAAGTTACTTTGTCGAATACACCGCCCAGTGCTACGCCGTCTCCGCGAAATGCCGTTGCCGTAACACCCACAAGCAGCTTTTCCTTGTCATCACCCATAAACCCCAGTGCATTCACGATATTGCCGTATGTGTTCGTCGAGGTCACATGATGTGCCTCATCAATTATCAGAAGCTTGAAATTTCTGCGTCTTAACGAATCTATCCTTTGTGGTCTTACAGCAGTCTGAACGCTTGCAACACATATTTTGCTGTAAAGCCCGTCGAGTGTCTGCGCCTGAAGAATCCCTACGTTTGCAAATTGGTTTACCATGCGTATTTTTGCCTTGGCCTGCGAAAGCAGCTCTTCACGGTGTGCAAGCACCAGAGTCGGGACATTTAAGCGCTCAGCCAGCAAAGCAAAAATTATCGTCTTTCCTCCGCCTGTAGGCAGGCTTACAAGCTGCCTCGTTACGCCATCATCTTCCCAGGCCCTGCATATTTTATTTATTGCCTCAGTCTGATACGGTCTTGGTTTTATCGACATACTGCATCACCTCTAAGTCTTATTGATTCCCTTGTAATCCTGGAAAGACAAAGCCCCGTCCGTTCTCCCTCGCAATTTACATACGGTGTCCAGTTTTTACACCGCCAGCAACCGCCAGGATCATCACACTCAATTTGGACTTTCCTGCTGTTGCCTTGCCAGTCTTGCATATATCCTTTTGCTACTATCTCAACCCAAATATGGTGAGTAATAAATTCGTTTGATAATTCTCTTGCCTTTTCGCCAGGGATTGCCCTTAACTTGCCGTCCTTCAGTTCGACAGAAATACCGTTTTCCCTGATTGCAACAAGAAATTCACGACTTTTCATGTCAAAATTTTCCTCCACTTTAGTGGCCTAAAGTGGCAGACTTAGTGGCAGACTTTTTTCAGTGCTGGACTGAGTTTATCGCGATAGTGGCACATTTTCGCTTTTGCAAAAGTTTAAATGACCTATTCCCTATGTTCTATACCCCTATACCCCTATATATATACATATACATATTTAATATATATTTATATATAGAATCGCCACTTTCCCTTGCTACTACTGCTTTATCAGGGCATTTTACTTTGCCACTATCTGCCACTTTTCCTATTCCTGGATACCCTATTAACACTTGCTATCACTGATGTTTCAACATTTTTAATTACAAAACCCATGTCTGCCACTATCTGCCACTTGAAATCGCGCTGTTATAGTTAGTGGGAGGCATTGAATACAAACGCTGCCCTCCGGTACCTTTATGCGGATCAAGCCCTGTCAGCTTCCGCAAAACCGTCCCGCATTGACGGACCTCAGCACTTTTGGGATTATCAATGCCGCACAGTTTCAGCACTTCCGTGGCAGTCATCGGAATCTTCCCTGATGAGTCATATTCACTCCATATGAACCTATCAAGCACCAGATCCATAATCTGATCAGGGAAAATAAACTTCCAGCTGCTCTGTTCTATTGCCCGCTCTTCATCACGCGTCGGATACCACGTATATCCGTCTTCATAAAGCGAATAGACTTCTGCCCATACCTGCTGCATATCTAACTTATGCTCGTTATTTATGCTCTTTACCGGGATGCACCACCATCGGCGGTTGCCTGTCATATCTGAAAGGAACTCAGCCTGATTGACCGAAGCGCCGAATACGGTTCTTCTGGGAAAAACGCTGTGCTTTTTTGCGTATGGCAATCGGATGGTATCCTGCGTATCTGTAATAAAAGCCTTCAGCATTGCCATATCGCGTTTCAGCGTTGATTCCAATTCCCCAAGCTCTGTGATCCAAAACCGCAGAGCACCTATCATCGTGTCTTTTTTTGTTGGGTCGACACTTCGGCCTTCGCCAACCCAACCAGACCCCCTTGGGGCAAGGTTGCGGAACCATGTAGTCTTTCCGCAGCCCTGCTCTCCCTGGAGCACCAAAACTCCGCATCCTGAAAAGGGTTCATCCCCAGGTATGCTTTTTTTAAAAACAGCCGCAACTGCCGATAACATCCATTTGCGTATCATCATTTCCGCTATGGCAGGGTCAAACATTTTCTGCAGCTCAATTGACCGCATAAAGAGTGACAAACGCGGCTGTCCGTCCCAGTTATTCGATAGAATCCATTCGCACACCGGGTTATAAAGATTTTTTTCAGCTATAACATCCACATACTGCGAAACACGTGTTGTCGGGATCTCATGCTTTGCGGCAAGGGAAATTATCTTGCTGTTGTTTACTTCAAGCTGATTGTCAGTACGCTCCGTTTGCTTTGGAAACGTTATCTCCTGGTCTTTCGTAATTTCGTTATACCGTGCCTGAATCTTGTAATACCTCAGAAGGGCCTCAACGTTTTCGATTGTTCCAAGCGGCTTGCCGTTTTTTACATTGATGTCCGGAAATAATCCGACATCCATATTCCCGGGAACAGCAGGAGAGGCTATCACATGAGCCTCATCGTATTTCTGCTTCCAGTGTCTTCTGGCCGCGTCTTCTCCATGAAGCAGCATATAGTCGTTCCAATCCGTGCCATCCTGTTCATCCGTAAAATCAGGCCATATAGGGGCACACAGATGCGCTAATTCAGCAGCCTTCACTGCGTAGTTTTTACCTGGGTTCTTGCCCTTCTCATGCTCGGTTCCGTGGTCATTATCAGCACATATCAGAACCTCACGGTTTTGCTTCTGCAACTTAACCATTCTTGCTATTTCGGGCAGGTTACCCGCGTTCATGGCACAAACTACGGTATACCCGGTTAGCTTGTGCAGCGTCGCACCGGTTGCCCAGCCTTCGCAAATCAGAACGGGACCGTCAGGATTGCGGCCTATAGGGGAAAAGACCCCTTTCATATCGCCGCCTTTAACAGGGCACTTAAAACCGTTTTTATATATTTGCTGTAGGTTGATTATGCCCTTTGTATCCTTGGTATAAAGCGGCACATACAGTACATCCTGGGTCCCGCCCTTTGTAACGCCGTCAGGGCCTTCCTTAACTTCATCCGGGCCATGTTTCAGTGTGTAAGCAGGAACATTTTTCTTTTCAAGATATGGATAACTGGGATCTGCAGGTGTTCCGCACGACCACATCATCTTTGCTTTCTGAGCGGACTTTGCGTGTTTCTGTATGGTCTCCTCCGCTCTAGCGACACGGGCTGCTTCCATATCCTGCCTGAACTTTTCATTTTGCTCAGGCGATAAGGCAGGAAGGCCTTTCATTGTGAAAGTTCGTTTTTCCCCCGTCTTCCAGTTTTCTACCCATCCTCCAGGGCGCTCGTCAATATAGACCTGAAGCGCCCCGTTCTTCGTTCCGTTCCTATCACCGACAACCTGAAACCGCTGGAGCTTGCCACTTGTAACGTCAAGACGCTGCCCCGGAGCCGGAGTCATTCCAGCCTCATCAAGAACCTCATATACCCTGTTTTCTATTTCGGACAGCGAATACGACATCGGTAACTACTCCGCTACCGAGCCGTCTTCAATTGTGATTCCTATGCCCTTCTCTCCATCGGATACTTTCTCAAGCCAAACCTGAATGTCTTGTTCAGCAGCAAAACTTTCAACAAATTTCAGGCTTTCAGCATCCATCAAAGAGGCATCAGCAACACGGATAACGCGAATCTTAGGATTCAACGCAGCCGCAATAGCAATACATACTTTCATCCGCTCCGCACCTGAACACTGGAGGAACGGAATCCCCTTGAATGTGATGCCGGCTTCATCAAAAGCAAGACCATCTATGGGGAATTTAGCCTTGCGGAATGCGTCTTCCTTCGCTTTGTCTATATCCTCTATCTGTTTTGACAATGTTTCAGACCGGGCAGTTTTACCGGCAGTTTTATTCGTGATTTCCATGTAATGTTTCTTCTGGCGAACGGAATAATTTATCTTTTCAGCGTTTGCAAGCTTGTCCTTCAGTCCGTCTAAGTCAGGAAGGATCTGCGTTTTTACCAGTTCTGCCTGATGTTTACCATCTTCAACAAGTTTTTTTAAATCATCTTGTTTCTGTGCTATCTCCTTAGTAAGCGCGGTTGCTTTTTCACGCATGTCTTTTAATTTACCCTCGTTCATAACACATGCGGCAGCTTTAAGTTGTGCAGCATCAAGTTCTTTCAGAAGATCCGCAAGAGATATTTCTTCATCCGGTATATCAGACTGCGGTTTGGGTATATTAGACAATTCCGCTTCAAAGGTTTTAATTTCACGGTTAATAATTGTCCGCTCGTCATAGATTTGACGGCGCTTTGCATCCAGCTCATCCGGGTTTATCTCCAGATGGACAAGATCTATGAGACGCCTGCGCTGTTCTTTCGAATCCATTCGCGAAAATGCCAGTGGATCGAATGAAATAGCTCCTATAAGGGAATCCAGTAATGATTGCGGTGAGCTGAACTTTCTTCCGTCCGCCGATGTAATCTCAAGTGAACTTTTACCATCAGCCTTCCAGCGGCGTATAACAACAATATCGCCAAGATCAAGAGTAACAACAGCGTCCTTTTCGCCATCCTTGACAGGGCGCGTAGCGCCGCAGTCCTTCGCTGCGGCTGCGCCCCCAAGAGCAAGCCATATAGCATCAAGTACACTTGATTTTCCTTGGCCGTTACGGCCTGAGATAACCACGGTGTTACCCTCCGGGGTTATCTCAACAGCCGTAAGCCTTTTAAACCTTTCAGCTGAAAAACGAACTATTTTCAAAACAGCTCACCGCCTTCAGCCTCTCCATCAACACCAAGAGGCATTTCAAAGGCATCATCCCCTGGAGTTGCACCTGAGAAGTCCATAGAAACCTGACCTGTCGTTTTCGGAGTGCTCTTTTTTTCTGCCTGTTTAGCCTGTTCGTTCACATTTATTACATTTTCGTGCACAGTTTGTGGCTGTCCGGTAACATTTTTGTGCTGTTCAGTAACAGGATCATGGCGATCCGGAGGAACAAGCTGCGCTTCAGTAACATTTTCTTCCTCCAAAGACGTCAGCTCTTCCGTTAAGTCTTTTGCTATCGCATTTGCTGTGCGCTTCGGAGCCTGCACATTTCCGTTTGAATCCCATATATCCTCTGTCTCGTCAGCAGTCCTTAGTCCCATTGCAACCTCAGGACAGTACATCCGGCAGAAAAAAGCTGCTGACCTGTAACGCAGCATTAGCTCAGGCATTGTTTTCCACTTAGAACCGTCCCGGCCATACCAGCCCTCATTTATCGCCATTTCAATAGAGACTTCGGGACCTTCCAGCACATCACCTGTAGCAAGTTCCTGCGCGCATGCAACGCAACTGATATCTTCAATCTCCGCTTCTTTTTCTTTATATATCGGTTTACGGCTTGACTGATCCCATCCGACCTTTTCTTTATATGTGATCTTGCGCTTATTGCCCTTTTTATCGATCTTCCACTTCAGTGGCGAAAACCTGCCGCTGACGTTGATTGCCCCGATTAAATACTGGGAACGCCATGACGGGCGTCCGGAAATAACATCCATGTTCTGCATCACCAGAAAAGGACTTATCTTTATACGGCTTGCAAGCTCCAAGGCAATGATGCAATTGGGGATATTATCATCACCCTGATATTGCTCCGGAACGATCGACGAGCGGGAAAGGCATTTTCCCATACGCCACGCATTCTCAAAATTAGCATTTGTAGAAAACGGACTTATCTGATGTTCATCCTGGGCGCTTATAATTGCATCCTTTTTTTCTTCCATGCTGAAGACCTCCTCTATGCTGCCCATTTGGGCAGATCAATAACCTGGACTTCCTCCGGATACCCTGGCCAGTAGTCCGCCATCTTACAACGCACAAAACTTTCAAGGTCAGCACGGTAAGCCATACGCCCCAGCTTTACCGCTTCATCATCAAGAGTGAATATCCCGATTCCGTAAGGCGGAGTTTTTTCAACCGCCAAAAAAACAAAACTTCTCGGTACACGTCCGATGGCCTTAAGTCCAGCGGAATAGTAAGCCTGCTGCACCTGATAGCGGTACTTTGCAACACTGCAACGGAAGTTATCGGATCTCGCATCCTCGGTGCTCTTAACATCTACAACCAGGTTATCGTCACGCAGGTAATCCGGTCTGCATTTCGAAAAATACTGATTATCGTCTGTTACGCCGCATTCACTTAGCAAATCACTTTCCTGCCAGTAAACTGACTGTTCCGCAATACCGCTGCACTGTGTAAGCAGATTACGCGAAGGACGAAACGCATAAACTGCATCGCGTACTGCAAGTGCTATGCTCTGCTGATCAGCAGTCAGTGGTGTAATTCCCTTATTTGCACACATAAGCTCAAATGCTGCATGTTCCTCACGCCCGGCTTTTGTACGCTTATCTACATTAGGTGCAACCGCATAAAGGCTCGAAAACAAATCTGGTTCAAGTATCGCGCTGTGTATTGCCGCTCCGATTACCATTGCTGAAGTTGCTTCTTTGGGTTGCAGCTTTGCGGCAACATAATGTGCAGGTGAACGGTGGATATTGTCCAAATCGCTTTTGCTGACTCCTGCACCGCTGTGATAATCTTCATTGCTTATCCCGCTGAAAATCCCCGTCGTAGGGGTAATAATGTTAACCATCTGTTATTCCTCCTTCTGTCCTTCATCAATGCATACCATTTCAAGCACCCCGCGTTTACCGTGTTTCCGTTGTGAAATTCTTCTTGCATATATCGGATAAGTCATGTACCTGAGAAAATGTTTTGATTTACCCGTTGCGCTTGCAATTTCACTTATATCCCCCATAGCAAGCAGTTCTTCACCTCTGTAGAGGGCGTATTCCTTACGTGCGGAGGTCATTCTTCATCACTTACATCCCTTCCGCCCCTGAACTCGGCGATCGTATAAACAAACTCAGGCCCTACCTCCCCTGCCTTTTCACACACATTCTGCCTCGTACCAACCGCGGTATAAACATCCTTCTTGCCGCATAGGACATATGCGTATACGCAGAAAACGGGGGCTTCATGTTCGCTCTTAACCCTCGCCTCTTCCATTAACGTAGCCATGCCCCAGTAATCTGAAACAAACGTCATTAACTCAACACGTGAATTCTTTTCGTCTATTTCTTCCTTGTACGGAGCAAGCGCGTCATTCTTGATTTTTTTTACTTCACGCTGGAGTTCGAATAATTTCTGCATCAGTGTGTCATGCACCTTGCGGGCCTTGGCAAGAGCGTCATCCCCGTCTACGCTCTCACGTGTCGGCATGATCTCTTCGCCTGCAAGCCTGGTCTGATCTCCAGGCTTATATAACTCAGCATCAATCACGTTATCATCGTTATCTGCAGGAACGACTTCTGCCGGCTGGGTAACCGCAAGTGAGGAGTCAGGTACAGATGGCGTTATGGGACAGATACCAATAAGAGTGTCTTTATAAGCTTTGTATTTGGCCATAAAATCACCGGCAGTACAATGTCTAAGTTCATCCTCTGTTATATGTACAAGAGATGTGGATTCGTCATTAAGCCAGATCCACTTGAAAAGCTCCTGCAAATTGCTGAGCACTTTCTGAGCTAAATTCGAGGCTATTTCTTTGTACTCAGTTTTTCCATTCACTATGTCTTCGAAAAAACTCATTTCTGCAGTGATCCATGTCCCGGCTTTTATGCACATCGTTTGAAGGGCCTCGTAAGGACTCTCAAAAACTGGTACTGTAAAAATGTCCTGTGCATAGTTATTTACATTCAATCCTCCGCTGGGAAAACAAAACCTGCAGCTATGCACATGATATTTATCATCCGAATTTTCACTGGCATTCAGATATCCATGTGAGGTTATATCAACATGAGCTGTACATAAACCGGACGGACTCGTGTATATACTGACAAAGCTCTGCCTTATCCATGACCTGTCGACAGGGCAGCTGAAATGTACAAACAGCCTCCAGCCGTAAGCCCCATCCTTATTCCCTGTGAAACCAAGCAGCGCACCTATTTTCCTAGCCGTGGCATCTTCTCCGTAACCACGTTTACCAGGGTTCTTCTCACGCAGCTTTATAAGCTTGTCCCGTTCTGCATTGAACTGCTCGACAGAAATAGACGCAGGCATCCTTAGTACCCCACTATGTCTTCCACAAGATATCTGATGGAACGGGCAGCTTCTTTTTTAGAAATAATCCCGTTTTCAAGGTTATCTTTGATAAGTTGGAGTTCACTCAACTGTTTTTCTGTGATCTGGTATGTCTTAATCTGCTCCTCAGCTTTGACAGGCATTTCTATACCCCCTATAATTTGGGCGTCTGCTCGTAACAGACGCAGTTTGATTTGTGAGTTGCCTCCTCTTCCGAGGGGGCTTCTTTGTTTTTAATCCCAATAACGGTGCGCTTGAATTTCCATTGGTTTTGAATGCATGTCCGATACAGTCCAAAGTAATTTATCCAAGGGAATGAGCTTTCCTGTTATTGCAAAAGTTCAAATAAGTGTCTTTTCCGGTGGACTCACCTCCGCTGAGGGAAACATGTTATAATCGTCGGAAGAAGTGAATGACACCACTTACTAGCTTTACTTTTTACACGTAGCCCTCTTCCTGCCCGGAGAGGGTTATTTTTTTGTAATGCCATCTTGTTTAAGCCTCCTTAAGACGCCTTGCTGACGCCCACTTATCCAGATCCTTGCGTGCAGTCTGAATGGTTTTTCGTACAGGCAGCTCTTTAAGTCCCAGTCTTTTAAACTCGCCTGTGTCCGCCAGCCAAAAAGAACAAAATTCGTTATGGTCGAAATTTCCTACAAAAACTAACTTGCCGTGGTACATATACTTTTTATCCGCCATATTTATCCTCCGATGATCATTGAAGCTTTATAAAGCTCTACAGCATTGGCGGCCAGCTTCATGATCTCAACTGCAAGCAGCTTCCACGGTACAAACATGTACATCACCCCCTATTGCTTGTATCTTCCTGTTCCTCTTCGTCATCACTGAAACTTAACAACCGTATCTCCATGGCCAGGGCTCCAAACATAACTACTGCAACGATGACTCCTATAAAGAATGCGTCATTCATTCGTCCCACCCCATTGCTATACACAATCCCTTCCATGCACAGCAGATCAGGCCAAGAATTCCAAATGCAAAGATCGTCTCTGCACTCCCATACATCCAAGCCATAAATCCCGTTTCAGCGATCTGATCCATAACGCCCTTCCTTTTCCATCCGCTCTGCAAGCCATAGCCGCACTTTAAGTTCCCGTTTATCACGCGCCCTCTTCCGGCTGCAGAGCAAAAAAGTGAACGAAATCAAGCAGACAACAGCAAAAAATTCCGGCATCATATACGCTCCCTTCTACGTGCTCTACGCAGTGCTAAAGCTGAAACAGCAATAAACGCAACCGCAAAAAACTCACCCACAACTTCACCTCCTGTCTATGGAAGCAACAGACCTCCTTCCGATTTTTTTGCATCCCTGATCCCGCGGTAGGCTCTTAGGGCAGTATCAGTAATCTCACAAATTACATATTTAGGGTCAACACCTGGGGTGTTCGCTGCAACCTGCAAAATGAAATTTGCACATATCTTGATAAGCGCTTCCCTATCCCCAACCATTCCTCCTATAGTGGCAAGCTTTTTCCCCTCATCCAAAAGAAACTCACCGCTGAACATAAGGGCCTTCGCATTCATGTTTCTGGGATTGCAAAATGTTTCCCTTATCGTCCTGAAGAACTCTGCCGTAAAGCCTTCAAACTCCATAATTTCAGGCTCTTTTTTATCGTTGTAAAAAACTACCTTCTCAATCAACCTGAGCGCCTCCTTTCCCTATCCCGCATAACCTCCGTATATCCGAAGCCGACCATCTTTTGGGATGTCCAAACCCTTCCAGCGGTTTCGGGAATGCCCCACTCTTAACACCAGCCCACCATGAAGATTTAGCAATTCCTGTCATTGTCTGTATATCCCGCAGGGTCATTGTTTCCTGTCCCCTGTTAAGAACCTGGGAACCACTCTCTTTAAGTGAATTTAAAACAGCTGCCGTCACACGATCTGCGACAACCTCCGCAATAGCCTCTATATCTCCACTGCTTAAAACATCTCCACGCTCCATTACTGCACCTCCCTAAAAAAGCTCTTTCTTGTCCCTATTTAACGCAGTGCTTCTGACGCTACAATTCCGGCATTTCGCAGAAACTCAGCCAGTTCCGGAGTATCTGCCTTTCCGTCATGGCCAATATCTTTCATAATCAAAACGGCTCCATCCGAAGTGTTAAAACATGCAGCTTTCTGAACCATCCTGACTACCATTTCCGCCTCATCCATATGACCTAAGTCTTCGTCTTTGTTTACGGTTCTAAGGACCCCTGTTGCATCACAGGGGTCTATGTAGGGTTTACAAGGTCATCCATACTGCAATCAAAAATTTCCGCCATTTTTTTTAGTTCAGTAACCCTGGGTTCTCGCGTATTTGCTTCATAGCGTCTGATAGAATCAATGGAGACTCCGATAACTTCAGCAAGCTGCATCTGCGTCATTTTGGGAATCATTGCTTCTCTGTGTTCTCGAATTGAATTCAACTTTTATCACCTCCGCAATAAATAATGCTATATAGCATGATTATATTAATCATATTATCATGCTTTTTGGCATTGTCAATGGATAGCATGAAATATTACTGCTAAATAGCATTAATTGTTATTCAAGAAAAATGCTTAATTGCTTCTTGTTTTCTATATAGCTAAATGGCATTATTGGCATTATGGAAACTGAAGATATGAGTATTGGTAAGCGAATAAAAGAACTGCGGAAAGGCAAGCTGAACCAAATACAGCTTGCGAGGCTTGTACATGTCTCAATTGATACAATCCGCAGATGGGAATCAGACAAAAGAGCACCACGCTCAATAGATATTCAAGTCTTAGCAGAAATACTAAATACGACAGCAGCATACCTCTTGGGGGAAACAGATGATTCCGCCCCAAAGCCAGTATCCTCTGAGATATCTCATGATGAGAACAAAAATATAAACGAACCATACAAACTGGGTGTTGTATCAGATATAACATCCCAATTTATGATGATACCGGTAGTTGAGCTTGAAGCATGTGCCGGAAACGGCAATGGTTACGCAGAATTTGAATGGAAAGAAACAGGAAGGATTCCTGTAAATAAAACTGAATTGTTAGGACACATATGGCGAAGTGAAAACATGAGAATTATTCGTATAAATGGAAAGAGTATGGAACCTAAATATTATGACGGTGACCAGGTATTATTTGTGCAAGGCGAAGAGTATTTTCCAAGTGACATAGTAATAGCTGTTTTTGACGGCAGAATATACATACGCGGATATTTCCCAGAGGAAGGGCAAATTAGGTTAAAGCCTCTCAACCCTATTGCCATGGATATAGTTGTTCCGATCGGAGATCAGCGGCTTTCAATTGCAGGCAAGGTTATAGCAAAGGTTCCAAAACTTGAAATGGATGGTGGCTTTTATTCGTAGAGAATAAAGGGAGGTGAAATAAATGCCGCTATGGGTTTTATATTTATTAGTGGCAGTTTTTTATTATGCCTTATTTTTAACACCTTATATGCTTATCTAAAAAAATTATTATTTAACTTTTTTTCTACAAAAAATAAGTTATTTATGTTTTATTTAGTGATTATACTTAGCATATTATTGTCTAATTCAGAAATTATTTTCAATAACAACAATAGATGTTCTCTTTCTTTGATTTAAAATTTCACAAAAAACAAATTACTTCCTTAAAAAACACAATTAAATAAACTATAAAAAGAGAAGAGAAAAAGTATGGAAGAAGAAAAAGTAACACATAATGCAAAGACAGTCATGAACTCGTTAACAAGAAAGTGGCTTCTTACCTTCCTATTGCTCTCTTTTATTCTTTGCACATTTTTCACTCCTTGGAAGATCCTAAACCGAGTAAACCCCACGGTATACTCTTTTTGGGGTTATAGTCCGATATTTTCTACATACAAAAATGGAGAGAGAGATTTTCGCAGCATTGATGTTTCACGTTTAATAATGTGTGAAACAATTATAGGAATTTTGTGCGCAGCTGGTTATATATACCAGAACAAAAAATAATAAATATCCATATATAATTATAATTATTATTTTAAAGCAAAACTTATCATAACAATACTATTTTTAATAATTAATATGTATAACTTTATAAGTTGGGAGGGTATATTTTGGATAAATATAATAGTTTGAATACTGATGATAAAAAACATGACGATGAATTTGAAGGTTTTCTTGCAAAAGAAGAAAAGGAAAAAGAAAAAATAACGTATGAATCTCCAATTATATATCAATATAAACAACTTGTTGTAGCAACCCTTGATTTACTTGGTATTACAAATGAAATATTGAAAATTGAAAGAAACAGGAATAAAAAAAACGATAGCAAAGATAAAAGTAGTGACAATGGCAATATTGATAAAGAATCAAATGAAAATGAACTTATTGAGAAAATGATATCAATAAAAAATATGATAACTGAGATAATTGGGCCTAGCAAAATTATAACAATGCTATATATTTCTGATTCATTTATATTTGTATGCGAAAAAGATGACATTATTTTACTTTTAAAACAGTTAGCAGTAATTCAGTTTAGAATACTTTCTCGATGGAAAACACTTCTAAGAGGTGCAATAGAATTTGGTGGAGTTACAGTTGAAGATTCAGGAAAACAAATTATTGGGCCTGCTTTTTTAAAAGCATTCAAAAGACAAGAGAATGAGGCTATCTTTCCAAGGATACTACTTGGAAATTCTGTAATTAATATTTTAAATGAATTATCAAAAAATACCAAAAAGAATCTTATTGATGAAATATGCATAACAACAAGAGATAAGGAAACATCTATAGATTATATCGAATGTTTTATGATAACAGAGGGAAAGAATAAAAATCATATAATTGATATTTTTAATACAAATAATATTTATGACTTTTTATATGTTAATTTAAATGAATATAACAAGAAAGATGAAATGAATATAAGAAATAAATATGCTTGGACAATAAAATATCTCCGTGAAAAGGAAGTGTGGAAAAATGGATACAATGAATGTGAAAATTGGTAGAGAGATACTTGAAACTTTGACTTCATCTCTATACGAAGACCCAATTATTATATTTAGAGAATACGTTCAAAATTCTTTGGACGCGTATAATAATTCCACTGATACTGATCCTACTCTAAGATTTTGGGATTTTAAGGTTGATATTACAATCGACTCTGACAATAGAAACATAACGGTTAAAGATAACGGCTATGGTATACAAACCGACTTTTTGTCAAAAATGCTTACCATTGGTGACTCAAGCAAAACGGATAAAAAGGATTTTATCGGATTCCGTGGAATTGGAAGGCTTTCTGGATTACCGTTCTGCACAAAATTAAAATTTACTAATAAGGTCAAAGGGAAAAATACTATAGACACATGCATATGGGATGGATCAGGATATCGTGATTTATTGAGTAACAAAAAAAATAATGAATCACTTATCCAAACAGTAACCAGGATAACAACTATCAATGAGGAGGTATACAAAGGCGACTCAAGCGATCACTTTTTCGAAGTAAAATTAGAAACGTATAGTGATGATTTAAAAGATGTTATAGATAACAAATCTTTTAATTCAAACATTAGCAAACTATTGCCGCTTAAATATTCAGAAGAGTTTTCAAGCCATAGGATAATTGAGGAAGAATTTCAGCGTGTAATGGGCAAGCCTTTGAGTAGATATATTTGTCCGGTATATTTGAACAGAGATGAGTTGATAAAACAATACACTGATAGTGAGAATTTATTATCTTCAAACATAAGATTCTGGACAATAATGGGGACAAAGAAAGATAGCGATGAGAAAAAGAACATAGGGTTATTGTGGTTTACCTTTAATAAAAAAATAACTGCCTTTAAATCTAACGATCAGCAATATGGAATATTAATCCGTTCAAAAAACATATTAATGGGTAATAATGACACGTTTGCTGATTTATGCAGAAATGTAGTTAATTACATTGCTCCACATAGAGAGCTTACGCAAACCTTGCGCGGTGTATATGGAGAAATGCTTATCGACACTGATACCCTAAGTGATAATGCACGAAGGGATTGGTTTAAACCGGATAGGTATTCGAGAGAATTAAAATATGTTATTGTAGACTTTATGGAAAAGTTGTATAAATATCGATATGCTGGATCTAAGTTTTTAAATTTAAAAACATCAAATGAACAAGATCCCAAATATGTAAAATCGTATAAAACATTCAAAGATGCATTTACTAATCTGCTCCAAGTAACTAATGATGATGATATTCAAAATTTCTGTGCTAGAGAAACTGATTCTTCCAACAATAATAAAGAAGAAAGTGAAGAATTAAGTTTTTCAGCTCAAGATATGCCCACTGAGTCTATTACAAAACGGAGAATATACGATGAGCTTATGGAGTTAATTAGTGCTTTCTGTGAGAAAGAAGATTTGGTTGAAAAATTTTTAAAATTAAGAGCATATATAAAAAATAAATATCACAAGGAAGAATAAATGGAAAAAATACTTTTGGTTGAGCCGGATTATACTAATAAATATCCCCCTGTTGGGCTTATGAAAATAGCAACATATCATAAACAACGGGGGGATTCCGTTATTTTTTATAAAGGGAAAGCGCCTTATCCAATGATTTCAAAAGTAGATAAGGTTTATATTACGTCGTTATTCACTTTTTACTTTGATATTTTAGTAGAGACGGTATTGCATTATCAGAAATTTATACAGTGCGACAAAATTTTCGTTGGCGGCATTCTTGCAACAATTATGCCAAATAAATTAAAAGAGGCTATTGCTCCGTCAAATGTTATTACAGGCCAATTAATTGATTCTTCGGTCTTGGGTTACAAAGACAATATAAATATTGATTTATTGCCTATTGATTATGATATTTTAGATGATACATACTATAACTATCCAACACAAGATAATTTTTTTGCATATACTACAAGAGGTTGTCCTCGCCACTGTAAATTTTGTGCAGTATCCACACTTGAACCAAAATTTAAGTACACAAATAATTTAATTTCTCAAATTACAGAAGAGAAAAGTTTGTATGGAGATAAAAGAAATATATTACTAATGGATAATAATATCCTTTTTTTAAAACCTAAAGAATTAAAAAATATAACAGAAAACCTTATTAAACTCGGATATGAAAAAGATAAAAAAACATTTATACCTGAAAATGAAGCTATATTTTTCTATAAAAAATTTAAAAATAGGTTGTCTAATAATAATACGACCACTGTTGTTATTGATAAATTTATAAATTATCTAAATACTTTCAAAAACAAGATAAAACAACAATCCTTACGACTTGAATTTGAGGAAATATTAAATCAAATTAAAACGTCTACCTTAAGAGGTGACATATTATTAAATAATGAGAGCTTTATTACAGATATAATTGAGAAGTACCGAATAAAAAAACCTATGCAAAGATATGTCGATTTCAACCAAGGCATTGATGCAAGACTACTAACAGAAGAAAATATGTCTATACTTTCTTCCTTGCCATTGAGGCCTTTCCGCCTTGCGTACGACAATATAGACTGTACAGAGGTATATAAGAAAGCTTTTGATATTGCATATCGTTTTGGAGTTCGCCATTTTTCTAATTATATGCTTTTTAATTATGATGATAGTCCAGATGATTTTTGGCAAAGGGCTTATCAGAATATTCTTTTATATAATCAATATAAAGGGCTAAGCTCATTTTCTTTTCCAATGAAATATGCCCCAATCGATTCAACAGACAGAAGTTATATTGGGAAAAATTGGAATAAAAAATATTTATCAGCAATGAATATAATTCTTAATGTAACAAAGGGAGTTATAGCAAGAGAAGAAGGTTTTTTCTTCAGAGCATACGGGAAAAATGAGGCAGAATTTCATGAAATACTTTCAATGCCAAATAATTTTATAAAATATAGAGACTTATTCGAAAACATAGGCCTCACAAATGCTTGGCGTCATGAGTTTTATAGCCTTGATTCAGATGGTAGAAAGTCATTATTGAAATATTTGTCAGGTGATACAGGTGACGGAAATATACCCGTTCCTGACAAGAAAATACTTTCATACTACAGCATTACTAAGCATCAAATAGAGGCAAATACTATAAGAATTACTGATTATCTTTAGCGTGTATTGCCAATTTTTAACCAATCAGCCCATCAATATAATCAGCATACCACTGCATCATATTTCGCCGCTCCGAAAGGTATTTTGCATAATTATAAGCCTTCCGGACGCGGTCATTTCCGCTGTGTGCAAGCTGATGTTCAATAGCATCCACGTTCCACAGTCCGCTCTCATTCAGGCGTGTTGATGCAGTGCTGCGGAAGCCATGAGCCGTTACCGTCTTTGGAGGATAGCCCATCTGACGGATAAAAGCCTTGTTCAGCGTGGCGTCGCTGTATGGCTTGCTGCCGTCATAACAGCGATCACCCGGGAATACATATTTGCCATAACAGAACGAATACTTCTTCATTTCTTCCAGGACAGCCAAAGCCTGTGTAGAAAGAGGTACGATATGTTTTACACCGGCTTTCATCTTCTCTGCCGGGATGTGCCATTCATTTGTGTCCCAGTGTATTTCATTCCACTCACAGTGGCGTACTTCTGTTTAATGCATAATAAAAGTGTAACGAAACGCAATCAAAAAGTGTAACAGTAGGCATAGACAAAAGAGTCCATTGCGAACCTCCCATCAAACCTATATCC